GGGGCCGCCAGCGCCCGCCAGCGCCCGCCAGCGCCCGCCAGCGCCCGCCAGCGCCCGCCAGCGCCCGCCAGCGCCAGCCAGTCAGCCAGCGCCAGCCAGCCAGCCAGCGCCAGCCAGCCAGCCAGCCAGCCAGCGCCAGCCAGCCAGCCAGCGCCAGCCAGCCAGCCAGCCAGCCAGCCAGCCAGCCAGCGCCAGCCAGCCAGCCAGTTAGTCAGTCAGTCGTCGTAGGGTCGGAACGTGACCCTCACGCCGTGCCGCTCTAGCTCGGCCCGCGTGACCCTAACAAGCCGCTCGTTTCCGGGGTCGCCTTGCGCCATCGGTGATTCGAGCCCCTCATTAGACGGCACTCCGGAGCCGCGCCAGGAGACGCCCTCAGCCAGTTCCTCTGGATCGGCGTCTGGATCGTAGCTACGTGCGTAGCTATCGGGATCGTCCGGGTCCGCGTCCGCTTGGATCTCGTCGACGACGCAAGAAAAGGCGTCCTCCCACGTTTGAGCCCGAACCACTCCCACGGGGACAATCCAAGGGCCGCACGATTCAAGGTAGAGCCACAAGGGGCCGAATCCGTCGTCCCACGTCCGGAGCGGCGCGCCGCTTTTGGTTTGGGCGGAGAGCATCAAGCAACCCCCCAATACCGGCTCGCCAGCGCTTCGCTCTCGTTCGCGAAGCCATGAGTCATCCCACTCGGCAGTTGCACAGCCCAGTGGCGACGCAAGCCGAGGGCGAAACTGTTCGGGCTGAAGAGGATGCGGATGCGTCCCGTTCGTCCTTCCCTCTCGTGTACAATGTCGATCATTTTGGGTTCCTCGTTCTATCGGGTTTGGGGGAGTCCAAGGTACAGCGTGCCATCGAACGTAGACTCGACGACAAGCGCCCCACTTGCCAGCATCGCATCGACTTCGGCACGGGCTTCATCAATCGTCTTGATCGATTCGCACTGGATCGAGATGGCAGTCACAAGCAGATCAAAGGAGGTCGATCCTCCGGAACATTCGAGGGATGCTGAAGTCAAGGGGTCCATTGTCGGTTTCCTCGTGCTGGGGGTTCGTGGGGCGCGGCGCGGCGTGCGTCGCTTGTCTGCCCCTATGGTATCGACGGAAGCCGGTATCGGCAACAGTCCGAACTGGGTTTTCGCGCATTTTGCCCGCACCTATGCAACCCTTTGCGTTTCAGGGACTTATGGCCGTCACTCGACGCCGATTCCAAGCCGCTCAGCGACGCGACCAAGTCGAACGATCGTTTGCCAGTACTCCGGAACATCTGAACGACGGTCCGCGTTCCATTGTCCGGACGCCAGAGCCTCGCACTCGCTTCGGACGAGTAGACGCGACCCATCGACCGATTCAACGGCCCAGTGCATATCCCATCCCCATTCGCTTCGACGGAAGCCGTCATCGGAGAACAGAATCCGGACGGTCCCCCGCGCTCCCTGCGTCGTGTCGATCTTCTTCTCGTGCACCGTGTGAATCACTGTCTGTCTCCTCAAGCTAGGGTCTCGTGGGGCGCGGCGCGGCGTGCGTCGCTTGTCTGCCCCTATGGTATCGACGGAAGCCGGTATCGGCAACAGTCCGAACTGGGTTTTCGCGCATTTTGCCCGCACCTATGCAACCCTTTGCGTTTCAGGGACTTATGGCCGTTACCACCTTTGGCTACCCTTTGGAGGGAACTTGAACCCCCGTTGCCGTTCGATCGTTTCCACGGGTTCTGGCCCGTCGGGGCGCCCGATGGCCGTACAGGGGCGCACAGGCGGTCTCACGGCAAGCCCTTGAAAATCGGCCTTTTTGGCCCCTAGAACAAGGATTCCGCATTTCGGGCCCCCTGCAATCAGCGTGCCAAAATGCGAGGAAACTCAGCCGTTCGGATTCGGGCTCGGCTCGGCTCGGCTCGGCTCGGGCTCGACTCGGGCTCGGCTCGGTTCGGCTCGGCTCGGGCTCGGCTCGGGCTCGGGCTCGGGCTCGGGCTCGGGCTCGGGCGCGCCGGTATCATCCGCGCCGGTATCATACCGGCCAGTATGCTACGCGCGAGTTGAGTCTCAATCGCATTGAGACCACCGACTCCGAAGTGGGCATAAAGAGAGCCCGCGACTCCGGATATGCTTACGCCCCCGGCTCTTCGCCATAGGGGCGCGCGCAATATCCGAGAATCTTGCGATTTCCTAGGCTTCGTCCGGAAGGGGCCAAAACCCATAATCCGATCCATCGCCTTCGTTCGCCCCGAAATAGCACCCGTCCGGCGCGATTTCGTCGAGCAGATCGAAGAGTGCCTCAAGATCCTCAAACGCGCCGTCGCAATCCCAGAGGATCGAGTCGTCGACGGCACCATCGTAACGGCGCGCGATTGCGAGCCATTGCGTCATTCTCTCCGGAGACTCACCGTCATCGTGGGCGTCGATCGCGCACAGTAGGGCCGGGATCACGTCTTGCATTCTGTGAGTCCCGTGAATGATCGTGCCGACTTCGGGCTTGCTGTGAATCCTTTCCATTGTGTTTCTTCAGTCTGGGGTTTGTGTGTTCGCTTCCGCCCCCTTAAGCCGGGGGCGGGGACGGGGCGAACGGGATTTTTCAGGAAAGGTGGACTTCTCCATCGTCGCCGACGTAGGGATAGACTTCCCCGTATGTATGCGCAAGTCCAGTCAGGGCGTCGCCGTACTTATAATCGCCGTCCCAGAATCCCGCGCCGTGCCGGTTTCTGGTCAGCCAAAAATCATGCTCCGGATTCGCCATGTCGTCATCGTGGAACAGGTCGGCCTCTTCCGCATCGGCAATGAAGTCGGCAAGCTCCCTGGCGCTCTGCTCCAATGCTTCGCGCGATAGGTCGCGGATCGAGAAAGACTCGTCCATCGGTTCCCCCTCTTCGCCGTGCGTTGAAGACCAGAGCATCGTTTCGACGTAGGCTCTGAGGGACGGTGTAAGCGTGACGCCCTTGTAGATTTCGTGTCGCATGTCCCCCCAAGCCGATGGCGTCGCCAGGCCGAACGCAGAAACCGGAAAAGGCTTCATCGCCTTTCGCCGTTCGGCATTGGCTGATTCGTCGGCTTCCCCCGGATTGACCCTAGGTCGAGCCATGCTCGGTTTGGGGAGAGGAATGCGTGTTCCTGCCCGGAATGCGACATCCTAGACCGAATGCGACATCCCAGGCGGGCATAAAGAGAGCCTTCAGGTCCGGATATAGGCGCGCGCTGCCAAGTTTTCGCGTGCGTGTCAACCCAATATCCGAGAACTTTGCGATTTCCTAGGATTCGCTCGATGCGACTTCGTACCCCAACTGGGTGCTATCTTCCTGGGAAGGAATATCCGAGGATTCTCAGGCAGTTCTCAAGGCATTCCGGCCACTCACGCAAGGCTTTTGCCGGGCATAGGAGCCGCGATTCTGGGGGCCGGACGAAACCCACCGTAGCACCACAGCGCCTTTCCCGCACCATTCCATAGATTGTTGCCGATTTCGGAGCCGGATCGGCCTTCCCACACCTGAGGGGGCCTTTAGGGGTACTGAAAAGTTTTGCATCAATAGGAGATTTCGCTGCGCGGACAGGGCCTCGGATGGAACTACGGCCCCAGGAGCGAGTGGGCAAAATGTCGTGGAAAGTCAGAGGACGGTTTCCATGTACCCCCTAATTTCGACCCCCTAGAATGACCGTTCTTTTAAGAATCGGGCTTCTCAGGGGCGTCAGGGGGGGTTTTTACAAAGACAAAAGCTACCAAAAACTCCCCTAACAGAACCCTACAATCGGATATCTCGTACAAGAATCACCCTAACAAACCCCTTTTGTAAATCCTCAGCTTACAAACCCCTCTTCTTGCCCCCTAGAACCCTCTCTATCTCCTATCCATGTTGCATTCGAGCCTTTGCGACATCCTTCAAAATCGACCCATAATCTATGGCCAAACGGGCAAAAGCCCCGATAAGCGTGCGAAACTCTCCAACAACCCTAGTAAATCGCAAAGGCCCTTTTATTTCGGGTTCTGTTAGGGTCCCCTTACACTCCTCGTACAAGCGGCCCCCTTGCCCTGTTGTGTCGCCCCTGTTCTGTCGCCCCTGGCGGCCCCCACCGGCTCAGCCCGCCCTTGTGGACCCCTGAGCGCGCCGCCGCTTCCCGCGACCGATCAGTCGTCCGTCCCGCTCGAACGGCCACACGCGGCGCCCTGCGCGGCCCATTCCTGGGCCCTCACCCCTCGCCGTCCTCCAGCATGGCCCGGGCGTCGTCGAGGACCCGCCAGAGGGCCGCGTGTGCTGTGTGGTCCTCGCGGTCCCCCAGGGCGCGTTCGCAGAGCCCCACGGTCTCCGGGTCCCATGCGGCCCCTGCTTCGTCGCGGAGGGCCAGGAGCGTCGCGTCGGGTACGGGCCCGCGTACTTGCTGCGCGGCCCATTCCTCGGCGGCTCGCCTCGCGGCGTGCTTGAGCGCACAGACGCGGGTGCTGACGCTCTGCGACTCCCTGAGCCAAGTCCACGGCTCGCGTCGCATGGTCTGACCGATGCGGTCGAGCGCGGTCACCCCGGCGCTTCCCATGCCGGGCGAGGGCGCGGCTTCGGGGTTGGGTCGTGACTGCCCGCAGGTGCAGCACGGAATACGCCTGGGTGCCTTGGGGTCGTAGCCGAGTGCAACGTCGTCCCATAGCTTGAGCGGGATGCTGTTGAGGTGCCAGTCACCATCGGCAAGCGCCCTGCGGACACTTTCAAGCGGCACGGGGCAGAGTGCGGCGAGCGACTTCCAGCCGAGGATATCGCAAACGCGGTCCTGTTCGGCGATGAACTCGCGGTACTGGCGTGCGCGTCGTTGTTCGTTGGATTCGCCCATCACCGCACCCCCTGAATCGCCTGAAGCATCCGGGCGAGCGCGACGCGCCGGTTGTCGCTGACGCTTCCGTTGTGCGTAGCGTCGACCATTCGTCGCAGTCGCGCGAGGGCTCGCCCGTCGAGCGGGTTGCCGAGTGCCTCGCCTTGTAGCGCGTTCACAATCTCAAGGATGTGCTGGAAGAGGACGATGCTTTCGCGCTCCTCGGTGGTGGGGAGGATTGCTCCCTCGTTGAGTTCTTGGTTCATGTTGAAGTAAGCCGGGGGCCGCGCTCCACCGAACGCAGCCCCCGGAAGTTTTCTCGGCCCAAGCCCGCGCTTGTGGACCTAGTAAACGCGCGTTCGACGGTCGCGATCGTCGAGAATCTCGACGCTAAGTACGCGTGGGTCGCGTTGCTTGAAGTGCCGCAAGACGCTACGGAGCGCGTAGTCGCGGCGAATCCAAGGCGCGGGTCGTGGAATGGCTAGGTGTTCTTCCTCCTCGATCACGTCGATATCATCGGGTCCGGATACGTTGACGATGACGCGGAGGAAGAGCAGGGCGGGGAAGAGGACGGAGAGCTTCCACGCAAGAGAAAGGTCCTCGATGCGATTCGGGTTGGTCATTTGTTAGGTCCCTCCGGGTCAAACCTTCCCCACTTTCGGACCATATCCTCGAAGGCGGCCATCCCATCGTTGACGGCGCCCCAATCGGTTACGCCTTCGCCGCTGACTTCGGCCATGAGCGACGGAATCGCGAGCCACAGCTTGCGAGCTACCGCGCTGGCCTCGCCGCGCTCCTTGGTGACTTGCTCGATACGGGCGATCAGGGATTCGCGCAGTTCTTCGCTCAACTTGTAGTCACTCACAGCGTGCCCCACTCTTCGGCCTCATAGGCTTTCTTGCGGAGGAGGTTGGAGGCCCTTCGGCACTTGTCGGAACAGAACCATTCTCCGCGCACGTTGCGGTAACCTTTGTTCTCTGGCGTGCGGTCTTCGTCGCAGTACCAACAGCGTTGGGCCTCCTCACAGCACGGGCACAGGTAGCGGCTCACCGTGCACCCTGCTCGCGACAGAGCGCGCTGAGGCGGACGGCTTCGGCCCAAGCCTCGTACTCCGATTCGAACGTGTCGTTGCCCGCACCGGATTCGTCGACTTCGTCCCCGGTCTGGAGGCCCCGGAAGCACACGATCCACCCGCCGCCGAATGCCTCATCGACCGAGAACCCGGCCTCCTCTGCCTCGCGCCGTTCAATCTGCTCAAGGATGACGGCCCGCACGTCGCCGCGCCCGTAGTCGCCGGACGGGAGGCGTTGGTAGACGTTCTCGGTCACCGTGTCGATGCGGTCCCTCATGGCCTCCAGGCATTCGACCTTCGCGCTTTTCACGGCGCTCTGGATGATCTCGCGGACTCGGCTCTCGGTGTTCTTGCAGGTCGGGTTCATTGCGTGCTCCTCGTGGTTGGTGTGTGGTGTGCGGGCTTCGTTACCCACACCCCGAAGCCGGGCGGCACGCCACACCGAACGCGCCGCCCGGCTTTTTCTAGAGAACTTCGTCGGGGTCGAGTTCGGCGAGGATGCCAACGGCCTGGCGGATGACTTCGCCGCATTCGTCTAGCTCCTCGCACCAGACTACGCGCTCGTCGGAGTCTAGTAGCTCGACGTACCAACCGCCTCGGTGGTCTTCGTCTTGAGCGTAGGCGGCCACACGGGCGCTCTGGATGCGCTCGTCACCCTTCAGGTGCTTATGGAGCGGGATCGGATAGGACTCGATGATTCGCGGACTCATGCGGTCACCTCGTTGCCCTCGGCGTCCTCGAAGTGGAGGGATTCAAGCCGAAGCTCCTCGGTGCTGGAGACCCCAAGCTCTAGGGCGGCCTCGCGGGCGAGAAGTTCCTCGGCGTGGTCTCGCACGGCGTTGAAGAGCGTGTCGGCGTCAACCTTGAAGGAGCACTCAACCTCGCACGATCCCCAAGTGTCGTCGCTGAAGGTTGCGAAGGCAAAGCATTGCACGGTGTTGGTTTCGTTCTTCATGGTCACCTAAGCGGGATGATGCGGGGCACCGAACGCGCCCCTCGGTTTTTTCTAGACGATCCCTAGCAGTACGGCCATGAAGAGGACGAACGCGATGAACGTCACAAGCTGCACGATGCAGTTGTCGCGGCGGCTCATAGGCGGGCCCCGCTTGCGCCAAACCTGATACCAAAAACGTCAACCTCGAACTCGTCGAGTTCGCTCATCTTGTAGTAGCTACCTCCAAGCTGAGTGAGCGCACACCATGCGGCCCGAAGCTCGGCAAGTTCCGCGTGGGTCGGACCAAGCCCCCCAGAGTGGCTGCGCTCGATGTCAATAGCGGCGCGCGTGAGTCGCGCCATCATCTGTTGGATGTTGCTCATCGAATAAGGTACTCCACGCCGCCGAAGTCGACCGACGTATAGTCTTGCTCCAGTTCGCGGGCGGCTTGCTCCCAGTCGATGCAGCGGCCCGGCCAATCGTTCGAGCCCTCGAAGCCGCAATCCTCGGCAAGCTGTTGGGCGTACTCCTTGAAGTAGCTCCGGCGAATCAGGGCCTCGCCGTGCAGCCAATCGGCGGCGTACCCCTCGGCCTCCTGAGCAAGCTCGCCCAGGATTCGAAGCTCTTCGGCCTCTTCCTCGTCGAGCGCCGGGCCTTCGCCGGATATGGCCTCTTCGGCCATAGCTTCGAGTTGTTCGATGCGCTCGATGATGTCGCGGGAGTCGATGATGTCGTCGATGTTGCTGATGTCGGTCACGGTTCTTTCCTCTTGGTTGGTGTGTGGTGTCGTTGCTGACACACCCCCAAGCCGGGGGCGTGTGTGGACCGAACGCGGTCCCCGGAAGTTTCTAGAGCCAGCCGATGCAGCCGTCTTGCTCGGCGCCGCTTTCGGTGTGCTCCATCGCTTCGTCGTCGCCGTCGTCGTTGGTGTAGACGACGACGCGGTATCGTTCGGCGTCACCGACGATAGCGCGGTATCGTTCGTTTCCTTTTACGGCTTCGGCGACAGCGTAGGTGTGCCAGTCGTCCCAGGACTCCGCGAGGGTGCAGTCGGGAGCGTTCTCGTAGTTGTAGCGGTTGGCGAGTGCTTCGGCGGCGGCTCGCGGGTAGTCGAGCGGCGCGCGGTAGATCGTTGTCATGTTCATGATCCCCCAAGCCGGGCGTGGTCAGGAACCGAACGCGGGTTTTCTGTTTTCCGCCGCGACGTTTGCGGCTTGTTCAAGAAGTGCGACGATGAAGTCCAGTCGAGCGCGGTAGGTTTCTGACGCCTTGCTGTCCGGCTCGCCGCCGCCCGCCCGGAACGGGTCGAGCGTGTCGACTATGACGGCAAGAGGGAGGGCGCCACCTTGCTCGATGACTTGGGCGAGCCCCTCGACCTGGGAGAATCGGAACTCTGCCGCGTTGTCGAGATAGAGGACGCCGCCAGCGGCGAGGCGAAGCTCGGCGGTAAGTCCGTGGACGCCGGTGGTCCAGTGCGGAGCGCGGAACGGGATGAGCTTTCCGGCGATTGCGATCGCTTCGGTGGTGGGCTTGTCGGTTTCGGTTCGGATGATTCGCATGGCGGCGTCCTCTTTGGTTTGTGTTGGCGGGCCTCGTTGCCCACACCCCCAAGCCGGTCGCGGTCAGGAACCGAACGCGGCCCCTGGGAATTTCTCAAGAAGTCCGTGCCAGTTCAGCGCACCGTCAGGAGGCGCAACGCCGGACGCATCGGCCAGCGCCAGGGCGGCGGCGGCGTCGAGCTTGGCGCCGCGTTGCTGGGCGAGCCATGCGGCAGAGCCGGAAGCGTGCCCGTCTACAAGGAGGCGCACGGCGGCGCCTAGGGACCGGCGAGCGTCGGATAGCTCGCGGTCCCGGATAGCTTGGGAGGGCACCTAGTAGAGTCCCCCGTTCGCGGTGAATTCGCGACCGTTGGCGATCAGCGACTCACGGATGGCTTCGTCGCTTTGCAGGTACTCCATATCTGCCGCCCATGCCTTCGCCCAAGAGTCGGCGCACTCGCTCACAAGCTCTTGGAGCGTCGCGTCCGTTGGTTTCTTGAGGAAGGCCCGCATTGGGTCGAGAAACGACTCGTCCCCGCAGTATCCCGTGAACGGGCAGTCCTCGCGGATGGCTTCGGCTACGCCGTTGGAGTGCAGCCACTTCCAAGCGCGGACCCCAGAGAGCGAGGCGGCAACATCATCCCGCATTTCGACGCGGGCATGAGAACGGCCCCAAGGGTTGACGCTCCAGTCGTCGACGATGAGGCCGAGAGTCTCGGAGGCGACTTGAATCGTCTCTCGCCACTTGTCGCCCCATTCGAGGCCATAGTCAAACCGTTCGCGGGCGTTCTCGATGGCGACGGCCTGAACCTCTCCGCTGAGTTCCTCGAAGGTGTAGATCGTGAAGGTTTCGGTTCGCATGGCTTCCTCGTTGGTGTGTGGTGTCGCTGACACACCCCCAAGCCGGGCGCCGAATGCGACCGAACGCGGAAATCGCAGAAATGTCGCACCCCTCTGTCTCGTAAGGGAAGGCACGACTCCCCGGGCTTCCATGCTCGGTTGGCCGTCCCACGGGGCGGTATCACACGACCCGACCCGTTGGCCCTGATTGAAGGGATGGGCGCGCCCCACCGCCAGCCGGTCGGGTCACTTCATACTCGCCGGTATCATCCCGCCGGGTATACTAAATGCGACATCCTAGGCACCGAATGCGAACTCCTAGGTGACCATAAAGATAGCCCCAGGTCCGGATATAGGTGGAGGTATCCCTCGCGCGCTATAGGGCGCCTCCCAATATCCGAGAATGCGGCGATTTTCGACGAGCCTCGATGCAGGATGGGAGGCATGAGGTTTCTCCAGCTCTGCGCACTCCTGACGCTCGCGAGCTGTGAGCAGACCGCCGGTCAGGCGTTGATGCCCGACGAGTTCACGCTGTTCGGCTCCCAGGGGGTCGGCGACGGCGAGATCACACGGAGCACCGCCGTGTACGACACCACCGGCGACAGCTACCGCTACGGCGCCGCCCTGACGTGGGACCTACGCCCGCCCCAGGTGAGCACCATCCCACAGCTCGACCGCATCGCGCGTGCTGTGGAGAAGCAGCCGTACTACGCGCCGCCGGTGATCGTGCCGACGACCGGGCCGCAGAACCCGCGTGAGGAAACCTCCACAACGAACAACAGTGACGAGCAGCCTGATGATGACCTAATCTTCGGGATGACGATGTCTCGCTTCGCGGCGACGCTTGGAGCGACGGCGGCAGCCATCGCAACGGTGCTCGCTGCGATCAAGCAGGGGCAGTCAGCCAAAACACCAACAACCGAACCAGAATGAAGCGACTCATCTCACTACTCGCGTTCCTGTGCGCGTTCCTCCCCGGCGGCGACCTCGTGTGGGGTCAGGACTTCGTCGTCCTGGAGCACCGCATCACCGACGGCGCGGAACTGTGCACGGTCGTCGACCCAAGCGACGACATCTACGGCCTCGACGACAACGGCCACCCCATCGGGCTGGGCTACCACTACACCGACGTCGCTACCGGCACGCCGGACATCCGCACGCAACGAGCCCTGGCGTTCGAGGTGCCCGGCGTGAACCTCGAAGGTGTGGGCACATGGCCGCACGTTCACGAGGGTGACCCGTCGCGGCTGATGATCCGGCTCGACATCAAGGAGCGCCGCTGGGTCGGGTGGGAGAACCTGAACCCGACCGAGAGCATCGAGGGCTTCGTGCTGATGACGACGCATAACAGCTACCAGCTCGCGAGGAACACGAGCCCGACGAATCCAAGCTACGAACTGATCAGCACGAACTTCGGCTTCCAATCGGGATGGGAGTGGTGGCAGCCCGCGAGCCTGGCTCCGTTCGACGGCGCGATCGACGGCGAGGGTTCAAGTGGCTGGCGGTTCTCGTGCGGGCCGCTCTACTTCCACCAGCCGCAAAGCGAGTGGTGTGAGCCCGGCCAGTGGGACTACCACACGACGAGCAGCGTGACCTTCCTGGACTGGTCGGATCTCAGCTACCATGACCGCAACGCTTGGCGGTCGGGCCACACCGAGCGTCTGAAGTACCGCACCAGGCAGTACATGAACTACCACGCAGGCGGCCCGCCGCTCGATGGCCCGTTGCTGTCGGCGACGAACGCGCACGGGTGGGCCGTCGAGTGGGGCAACCGCCCGACTGTGGACGTCACGATCATCGCCCTGGACTAGAAGAACGCACGGCCCACACGGGCAAGCTCGTCGCGGATGAGCTGGGCGACCTTGCGGTTCGTTGTGTGCCGGAGTACGGCGCGCAGGGCCTCAAGGTCGTCGGCGTAGATGACGTTGCCGCAGTCGTCCTCGTCGGCGGTTGCGTCGCGTCGCTCCTGCCGCGAGTCGTGCAGCACGAGCGACGGCGGCGTCTCGTCGGGCGTGAGGATGGAGTAGTAGTCGGTCAATCGACCTCCCCCTGCTCCGTGAGCGTGAAGCGCACGACGGCGGCAGTGTCGTCTAGGGTCTGGTGATCCTTCCACAGAGCAAGCTCGTTCTCGGCTCGCTCCCTACTTGGCGTGAGCGAGTAGTGGGGTGTCGCGCAGCCCTGGCGAATGTCAGACCAGAGGACTTCCGGCTCGCTCCGCAGCCTCACCGCGTACACGGTCACGGGGCTACTCACGGTCGGCCTCCAGGGCTTCGAGGAGGGAGTCGGCTTGCAGGACAGCCTCCGTAGCTGCGCCCTCCCTTGTGAAGCCCGGCTCGGCGTGGCGCGACAGAAGTGCCTGCATCGCCAGCCCCGCGAAGTACTCGCGGAGGGTCATGCCGGGCTCTCTGCACCCGTGATCTCTGGTGTAGGGGTTCCCGTCTGCTCCGTATCGCTCGGGTTCGGGGAACGCCATTCGGTTCGGGTTACTCATCGTTCTTCTCCAGGGCTTCGAGGAGGGCGTCGGCTGACCTGACCGCGTCAGCGCCTAGGTTCTTGTAGTAGTCCACGCTGTAAGCGGCGTCGTTGGCGGCAAGGATTCCCGTCATCGCCGCCTTGGCCGCGTCGAAGCGCCGCCGCTCCGGTGAGTCCAGGACGTCACGAATGGCGTAGGCGATCGCCTGCTCAAGCTTTTGGTATTGCAGATCAGTCAGCATCGTTCTTCTCCTCCAGTTCTCCTCGGGCTAGGGTCAGCGCGGCGCGGAGGGCGTCTGCAAACTCAGCAAAGAGGCCCGTCTCGGGGCCATCCCCGTCGTGCTCGGCAATCTCCAGAGCTTCCGCGACATCCTCCGCAGCCTCCCTCAGCCGCTCGACCTCCCCCTCCAGCTCGGCCACGCGGGCCTCGGAGGTGGCGAGCTTGGCCTCTGCTTCCTCTGCGCGGGTGCGCTCTGCGTCCAAGAGGCGAATGAGGAACTCGTCGTAGTTCTCAATCTGGCCCTCCCAACGTGTGCGCCCCGCGAGCGTATGGCGGATCCTACTCAGGCGCGCCTCGTCGGTTTCCTTCGACCGCCTACTCACCTCGCACCTCCCGCGCCTTGGCGAGGGCATCGCTGAGGTCTTGGCGGTAGAGCCTGCGCAGACGGGCACGGTCTCGGGGTCGGCTTAGGCATCGGACTCCTCCAAGGGTTCTGCGTGGATGTCGGTCACTTCGGCATCCTCGATCTGGCGTGAGCATTGGTGGCAAACGGAGGCGTAGCAGGAGTCGAGACCCCACGCCTTCTGGATGGCCTCTTCCTTCGTGGCGGCTTCAACCTCTCCGAGGAACTTCGAGCCACTAACGACGGCGTAGATGATCCACTTAGGCATCGGACTCCTCATTGGTGGGGGAGAGCAGGGCGCGGGCCTCGTCTCGCATCCCGCTGAAGACGAGGAGCGAGTGGTTACAACCGTCGATGCACTCGGTCTCTCCGGCGCACTCGGGACAGCGAGCGCAGTAGGTGACGAAGCTCCGCAGCCGCTCGACCTCCCCCTCCAGCTCGGCCACGCGGGCCTCGGAGGCGGTGAGCTTGGCCTCGGCCTTCTCTACGCGGGCGCACGCGTCGGCTACCTGAACGCGCAGGTTCAACCAACTCACGGCGAGCTTCGACGCTTCCCCGCAGGTGTCCGGCCCGGCGTAGAAGCCCTTGGCGTGGAACTGCGCCAGCGGGAGAACGTCGCGGTCCTCGTCGGGAGGGTTGTAGCTACTCACCTCGCACCTCCCGCGCCTTGAGCGCGTCGCGGAGGCAGCTCAGGAGATCCGCGCCCTCGAACCGCTCATGCGACTCGGACCCATCGGTGCCGAGTTGGTGGTGCTCGATGGCAAAGTCAGGAAGATGAAAGTCCACGCCCCGCCCGAGGATCTCCAGCCACTCCAGCTCGCCGTCGGTGAGCTTGTGCACTAGCTCGACCACTTCATCCCGGGGGTCGGGGGCATGCTCTCCCCCCAGGGTGGCGAGGGCGGCAGCGATGCGGGCGCGCAGCCCGGCCTCGTCAATGGTCGGGCCCCAGCCGTCGATATGGCGGGAACACTCCCGCACGACGCCCAGCAGCCGCTCGTTATACTTCGCCAGCCCCGGCCCCGGGGAGACGGCCCAGGCGGCGCGGAGGACGCGGGTTCGCAGCTCTTGCAGGCTCTCGTTGGGGTGATCCAGGGAGAGCTGGTCGCAGGTCTTGGACCACGCCAGCACCTCCTCTTCTGTCGGTTCCCAGGTCATCGGTCTTTCCTCGTCAAAGTGCCTTCTGCATCCCCTGAATGAAACCCGCGAGCACCATCAGAAGGATGGGCGCGGCGATGAGTGCAAGGGTGATCACGAGGAAGAGCTTCGTGCAGCCCATCGGACTATTTTGATCTTGCGGGTTCATGGTGTACCTTGGAAATACTCCACAGAGAATCACGAAGCCTCCTCCATGTCAAGACCCCCGATTATGACCCCTGACGTCGAGCGCCACCTTACGCTCGACGCCCGTGTAGGCGTGCATCTGCGCGAACTCTCCCGCAGGCACGGCCTAGCCGCCGAGACGATCAGGCGCGCGATGCGCGACCGTGGCATCAAGGTGAGGACCCCGCCACCGCTTGTGGAATCCGAGTACGAGGAGGCCATCGAGCGCATGGACGCCGGGGAGCCCCTGGAGTCTGTCTCGCGCTGGCTGGGCACCACGATGGCGGTCGCCCGTTCTATGGCGCTGGGGGAGTACCTGAAGATGCCCACACGCTTCTGGGGCAGGGACGACCTGGCTCGGACCAGGGCGAACGAGATCTGCCAGCTCGTGCGCGGGACTTGCGAGCCCGAGGAGGTCTCCGAGTGCGACGACCTCATCGACGCGATCCTCCAGGGCCGCGTGCTGTCCCAGGTGACCGGGCGCGAGCAGGCGCCGCTCCTGAGTGGAGAGCCCTGGTGCTACACCGAGGCGTACCGGGACGTGACTTACGAGGATCGCCGCGACGTGCTGGAGGCCTGCCGGGAAGAGTATCTCTATGGTGAGAAACTGCCGGTCGAAAAACTGGACGCCGTCGCGAGAAGAATCGACGTTCCCTACATGGTGGTGTGGGAGACCTGCATCGCGCTGAGGGCCGACAAGGACTTCAACGTTCCGATGCCGCTCGCCCCGGAGCCGGTGCCCAAGTCCTTCGACGACATCGACCCGAGCGTCCAGGGGATGCTGCGCCAGAAAGCAGCGCAGGCGTGCCGCCGCGAGAACTTCTACCGCACCGCCGAGGAGATGTTCGCCGACGGTTCGTTCGGATGGATCAACTCGCGCTTCCCGCAGGCGCGCGAGCCGGAGATCAAGCCCATCCCGAGCTTCCTGAACTGGGGCTACAACGCCGACGAGAACGGCGACGTGTTCCGCAAGGGGTCGCTGAAGCCGTGCAAGCTGCGCCTCGACCGCGACGAGAACGTCGAGGTGTTCATCCACAGGAAATGGTATCCGCTGGACTGGCTGGTGTGCACCGCGTGGCACGGAAAGCGCGATCCTAGCTACAGCGTCGTGCACGAGCGCCACAAGCGGGACTGCCGACCGAAGTTCCTCTACTGGAAGGCCAACTACCGCTAGGCTGAAGGGATGGGAGACGCGCTACTGCTACTGGGCAGCCTCGCCTGCATCGCTTTTTCCGTCGTCGTCGCCGTGAGGGCCGTCAGGGAAATCCGACGACGCCCGTAGCGCGTGCATCATCCAGGCGTCGGACACCCACTTCGATCCTAGGTACAGGCTCATTATGTACGAGGGGGCGCGACGGTCTCCTCCGATCTCGCGCTCGTTCGACAGGTTGTCGCCGAGTCGCCCGCTGTGGGCCAGGAAGGTTGCGAACATCTTCAAAATACTGTGGTGACTAGACCGAACTCTGGTTCATGGGAATCAAGACCAAGATCAAGTACCTGTACCCCTGCTACGATCAGGAGGTGATCAGCAAGATGCGGATGGCGCTGGACGCGGTCTTCAATTCTGACGTCGTCGACGACCGAGTCAAGCTCATGGTGATCGACGCGATCCGGTCACACGTCATGGACCAGCTCCGCAGCGCCAGCAACTCCACCATCGACACGACGAGGAACTAGCATGGCCCCGACCGAGACCCTGAGCCCCAAGGCGGTGGCCGACATCTGGTACAAGAAGTCGATCGGCACGGGCACGACCGACGAGCAGCGCAGGATCGCCGAGCGCGGCTACCGTGCCCACTACGAGGACAACGGCATCGAGTGGCCCGGCAAGGTGTACTTCTTCCGGTCGCCTATGGCGGCGGCCCGCGCGTGCGCGAGGGCTTACGCGGAGTCCGAGGACATCGACTACTGCGTCGCTTACGGCGAGGTCTGGTCCAGGCACATGGGCGGTCGAATGTGGCCGACCTGGCCCGCCTACATCGACTATGCGAAGCAGTTCCCGAACGATCACCCGCCGTCGTGCGACGCGATCCTGGACCAAGCCGAGTGCGGGTGGTGGTGGCCGACCGATGAAGGCGTGTGGGCCTCCGACAACCCGGTCGAGTACCACTGCGACGAGGACCGGATGCCCCACAACGAGCACGGCCCGGCGATCAAGTGGGCGGACGGCGATGCGATCTACGCGATTCACTCGGTGGTCATTGAGGGGCGGTTCATCGAGGACCGCTCGACGATCACGCTGGATGTCATCGCCGAGGCAAGGAACATGGAGCTGCGCCGGGTGCTTCGAGAGCTGTACGGCAACGCCCGATACCTCCACGACACGGGCGCCGAGGTGCTCGACATGGATCAGGTCCCGACCGTTTTGGCGAGGCCGAGCGACTACCCGTGGATTCAGCGCGCCCTGATGCGGGATCGTGACGGGAATCGCTGGTTGATGACTGGCGACGGGAGCACGGAGGATGTCTACTGCATCCCTGTGGAGAAAACCACGGCGACGTGCGCCGCTGGGTACGACGCGCTGCGAGCCCACAGGGTGCGCGGCAAGACCATCAAGACCATTCTGGAGTGCTAGATGATGCAGAGCGAAGAGGTGTTCGAGATCGTGTCCGACTCAGCCAAGGTGGCGGCGATGGCCGCGAAGTCCGACCGCGTCCGCGTCGTCGAGAAGCACGTCGTGTCCAGCACCGAGGTGTTCGAGATCCGGCAGGGTGACGTGATGCTCTATATGTGCGAGCCGTTCAGCGACGACGAGCTGGACTCGTGGGAGCGCACGACCGATATGCAGCTCGCCCCCGGAAGCAGCAAGGGCTCCCGTCACATCATGGAGGACCCGAGCAAGGTCGAGATCTACATCACGCCGCGCTCTCGTGTGGAGCCGCTGGTCGGTCCTCGGCTGCGGGTCCTGGAGCGCACGCTGCTCACGCACCCCGATCACAACTTGGTGTCGCTGCCTGCGGGCGACTATTACATCCGCTTCCAGCGCGACCTCGAACGCGAGGAGATCGAGCGGCTCGCGGACTAAAGGCACCCCGCCAAGTCTGTCATGGCGGGGGCGATGCGGGGGAGCTTGCCGTGGAGCTGTGTGCGGCCCCCTTGGAAGTCTTACCACTTCCTCCTCAGACTGGTCGCGTGCGCCGACCTTCAGCACATGAAATCGTAACGCAGCGCGCGCACACCGGACGCAGGGCATGACGGGGAAGCAAGGCCCTGCGTCCACCTACACTCAACCGAAGAAGAAGATGAGTCACTTGATGATCGACCTGGAGACCCTCGGCACGTTGCCGGGGTCTGTGTTCAAGCAGATCGGCTGGGCACTGTTCGACGAGCGCCGCGAGAACCCGATCATCGAGTCGGGCCGCATCGACGTCGACCGTGACGACGCAAAGCGTGAGGGCCTGACGACCAGCGAGGCCACGCTCATGTGGTGGATGCGGCAGGGTCCCGAGGCGCAGGCCGCGATGGAGGCTCCGGGCATCCCGCTGCGCGACGCTCTGGGTGAGCTGCGCAAAATCCACAACAGGGCGCAGCCCTTCCGCGTGTGGGGGAACGGGCCGGGCTTCGACATGGCGCTGCTGGAGTACGCCTACTCCACGGTCATGGGCCAGGAAGCTCCTTGGAAGTTCTGGAACTCGCGCTGCGTTCGCACGATCATTGAGCACTGCCCGCGACCGATCGCGAAGCACAAGCCGGAGGTCGCCCACGACGGCGAGTCCGACGCCATCGCACAAGCGAAGACCGTTGCCGATTGCCTTCGAGCGATCGAGTCGGCTCGCTCGTACCAATCCTGAAACCGAACCGAAGAAGAATCATGGACATCAACATCAGAGAGATCTGGGACGCCATCACGGCGCTCACCGGCCACGCCCCTTCCGTCTCCACCGTCCCCGCCGACCCCGACACCGGGTTCGAGGCGTGGCTGGTCGAGGCCCGCTGCAACATCGTCACCGGCGACGACACGGAGCCGCTGAGCGCCACGGGGGCCAGCATCGAGGACGCGGTCGAGGAGATCTGGGTCAAGATCCGCGAGATGGGGCCGAGCGCCCACCTGGCTTGCGGCAACCGCTCGCTGCGGTACGGCGGCGGCATGGTCGGCTTCGTGCCGGTGCGCGTCGCCCGCAAGAAGAAGACGACCCGGAAGAAGAAGGCCACCTCCGAGAAGTCGGAATAGTGCAGGGGGTTGGACGAAGAGCTGGGTCCAACCCGATGCCCCGTGGGGGCTGGCAGCCCAATAAGCTGCTGGCCCCCTTCCTTTAGCCAAGAAACTCTGTGGTAAGAATCGACCTAGAGACATCCCTCCGCTTCGCGGAGAAGAATGGCTTCCTTGGTGCCAGGCAGCGCATCTGGGAGCTTGAGGAAGATGTCGAGGAGCTGCATCGTCAGCTAGGGATGCTGGACGGGCAGTGCAGCTGCGACGCCTGTAGGAACGTCAGGTCACGAAGGAAGGACCGAGACTGATGCAGAAGATGAAGGGCGAGTGGGCTGAGGACGACGCGGCGTTTCGAGACCTGGAACGCTTCCTTGGTATGGAGTTCCCCGACGGCGCACCCGCCTTCTGGGTCCACTTCCAGAAGCACGTCAGGGTGTCCCGGTGCGGCGGCAGGGTCTCTACGATCCAGCTCGGCTACATCAGGCTGGCGCTAAGGACGTTCGCCTGATGGGCCGCTACGACCTGTGGAAGCACCAGCAGGGCTTCGTCGACTTCGCGTCCACACGCGACCACGTCATCGGCGACATGTGCATGGGGTCGGGCAAGACGTGGTCCGCTCTACAGATTCTGTGCGAGGAGTGGCGCTCCAGGCTCGTCCTGATCTTCGCGCCCAAGTCAGTCGTCTCGACCGTGTGGCCCAAGGCCGTGCGCGAGTTCGTCGACGACGAGTGGCGCATCGTCCCGCTCACGCAGAGTGCCGTGCCCGCTCGGCTGAAGAAGCTGAAGTCAGAGGGCAAGCAGTGGGTGACGGACGAAAAGCCAGGCACGCTGGCGTTCGTCGTGAACTACGAGGCGACAAACAACGAGAAGATGCTGGCGCAGCTAGTGCGCGTACCCTGGGAGGCGGTGATCGCTGACGAGGTCCACCGCATCAAGGGACCAAAGGCCAAGGTCTCGAAGAACGTCGCCAAGATCTTCCACGGGTGTCGCAAGCGCATCGGCCTGACCGGCACGCTCATGCCCCACTCGCCCGGCGACCTGTGGGCACAGATGCGTGCGATCAAGCCCGAGGTGTTCGGCAAGAGCTACTTCAGGTTCTACCGACAGTACGGAGTGATGGGTGGCTACCAGGGCAAGCAAGTCGTGTCCTGGGTGAACACCGACGAGATGATGGAGCGGTGCCGCGACGTCGTCTACCGGGTCACCGAGGAGGACGCCAACCTCAACCTGCCGGAGATGCGCAACGAGTACGTCGAGCTTGAGCTGTCGCCGAAGGCACGCAAGGCTTACGACGACCTCGAAGCCGACGCCATCGCTCAGGTCGAGGCGGGGCTGATCACCGCATCGAACGGGCTGGTCAAGTTGTTGCGCCTGATGCAGCTCACCTCTGGCCTCGCGGTCACCGAGGAACTGGACGAGTTGGGCGAAGTCGTCGGGCGCGTCGAGAGCATCGTCGACACCTCCAAGCTGGAGTGGCTGACCGACCTGTTCATCGACAACCCCGGCAGGCCCATCGTGGTCTTCGGTCGCTTCAACGTCGACCTCGCCAACGTCCACAAGGCCGCTGCCGCTGCCGGTGTGGGCTCCCTGGAGCTGTCTGGAGCGCGCCGGGAGCTGGAGGAGTGGCAGCAGGGGGAGCAGCCCATCCTCGCCGTACAGATCGGCGCAGGCGCCGAGGGCGTCGACCTCACGCGGGCCAGCCGCTGCGTGTTCATGTCTACGGGGCTGCGCAGCGGCGACCTTCAGCAAGCCCTGAAGCGAGCGCACCGGCCCGGCCAGACCGACCACGTTCTGAACACGTTCCTGGTGTGCCGAAAGACTGTGGACGTTACGATCACCCAAGCGCACCGCAACCGCAAGAAGTTCGTGGACGCGGTGCTCGACTACCTGCGCGCGAAACAGGAGGAGCCCGCGTGAATAGCAACTTCCTTGTGGTGGGTCACGACCCTGGGATGACTGGAGCCCTTGCCTTGCTGAAGGGCGAGGAGCTTCTGGATGTCCATAGGGTTCAGAAGCGCGGGCCGCGCATCGACGTGTACGCTGTCGACGCATGGCTCAGGTGGGTCCTTGATGAGCACGGGAGCATCGACGCGCTTGTCATCGAGGATCTCCACGGCTTCCAGGCGAACACCCCGACCGCGAACTGGATGCTGTCCAGGGCTGAGTCGGCTGTCGTTACAGTCGCGGACCTGATGGGTCTGCCGATGATGTGGGTCACTCCACTGCGCTGGCAAAAGGCGATCCTTCAGGGGATGCCGGTGGCTTCGCGCGAGCAGATCAAGGACTCCTCAAGAAAGTGGGCGTCTGAGAAATATCCACAGACTTCTGCCGCACTCTCAGTGAAAGCGAGCCAGGACATCGCCGATGCCATCTGCATCGCTGAGATGGGCCGCAGACTTCTGAACCGAGGACGCACACAATGAACCTGGAACCCTTCCGCCGCTTCATCCAACTGAGGGAAGAGAAGGCCGCGCTCAACGCGCAGGTCAAGGCACTCAACGAGCAGATCGAGCACCTCGCCGTGTCTCTCCCGAATCTGCTCATGGACGAGGGTCTCGACTCGATCAACCTCGACGGGCACGTCCTGTTCTGCAAGGATGCTGCCTACGCCAAGGCCAAGGGCGGTGACTACAGCCGACTGACCGAGGCCCTGATGCAGCACGGATACCAGTCGCTCTGCCGCGCTGGCTCCCGTGACCTGAACACCCTGTGGAACTCGCTCATCAAGGAAGGTGAGGAGATCCCCGAGTGGCTCCAGGAAGTCGCCGAGAAGGAGACCGACCTGAAGCTGACCGCCCGCAAGCAACCCAAGAAGAAGTGAACCCGATGTCGAACAACGAAACGAGCGCGCTTGTCGTGCGCGAAGACGGCCAGTGGGCCATCACGGCTGCGGGCGGCGGCCAAACCCTGAACGCTCTCCTGGAGCTTGGCATCCAGAAGCACGAGCTTCCGCAGGTCAAGGTCCCCAGCGGCGGCGCGGTGACCTGGGAGGTCCCGCTCGCCGACGGCATCGAGTCCACGAAGGAGCTGGACATCATCATCGCGGTGGCCCGTGGCGGGATGCGCCGCTACTTCGCCACCTCGTTCGAGGACAGCGAGGACGGCGGCTCCGCGCCGGACTGTATGTCCGACTCCTACGTTGGAGAGGACGGGATGACTCCGTCCAAGGGGTACGGCAAGCTCGTCGCCGACGAGGACGCGCCGAAGTCGATCCGCGAGTGCCAGGGCTGCCCGAAGAACCAGTGGGGCTCCGCTGGCAAGGGCAAGAAGGGCAAGGGGTGTGGAGAATACTTCCACCTCGTCGCCTTCGTCCCCGGCGAGTCCCGGCCCATCGTCGTGCACGTTCCGCCGACCAGCCTCAAGGCGTGCAAGTCCTACATCATGGGGCAGATCTCGAAGCGAGGCATGGACGCCACCGCCAGGGTCGTGACCACGCTGAAGCTGCGCAAGGAGACGAAGCCCTCCCCGCACTCCGTCATCGAGTTCCATTTCAAGCAAGTGCTGGGCGAGGAAGAGGCGGCCCGCATGGCGGCGTTCGGTCAGCGCCTGAACCAGCAGTACCCGAGGTTGAGCGCCGAGCAGATGGCCGCCTCCGACTCCGATGAAGGGCCGGTCGACGTCGAGGTCGAGAACAACGCTGGCGAGGACTGGGTTCAGGACGAGGACTAGAACTCCCCATCCCGGTGGCGGGGTCGATCTCTCCTAGGGTCGGCCCCGCCTTTTTCTCCTAACAACGCCTCACAGCTCAAAGGATGTCATCCAAGGCGCGCGTCAACAATTCACCCGATGTCGACCTCGCTCGTCACTTCTTCGACGAGCTGTACGGCGACCTGATCGGGCCTGATGCGTGCATGGTGATGTGGAGCCCAGCCAAGGGCGTGGACACCACATGGGCGACGAGCGCCGTCCAGGCTGCTTCGACAGCTATCGACCGCTCGCTGAAGCTGGACAGCTACTTCCAGCCGTGCCTCCACAGCAAGGAGAAGGTCGTGGAGATGGTCGACAAGATCATCGCCTCCGGCGACCGCACACCCAGGTCCATCGGCGCCCACCGTGGCTTCCACGAGAGCGCGGTCGTCATGCCGGGCGTCTGGGCAGACATCGACACGAAGGAGGGCAGCCACCAAAACCCGGAGGGGATGCCGCCCACAACGAAGGAGGTCTTCAAGGCGCTCGCCGGTGGCGGCGCCGGTCCTTCGCTGATCGTGGACACAGGCGGTGGCGTCCACGCCTACTGGCTGTTCGATGAGCCGATGCTATTGGAGTCGGACGAGCAGCGCGACGCCATGCGCGAGCTGAACTACAAGTGGCAGCAGGGCTACGTCCGTGGGCTGCTCGAAGCGGAGGGGTGGACCAAGCTCGACTCGACGCACGACCTGACTCGCGTGCTGCGCGTTCCGGGCACGAAGAACCGCAAGTACACGCCGCCCCGGATGGTCGACTGGCCCACCGGCGACGTGTTCCGCAGGTACACAGCGGACGACCTTGAGATGTACCTCCCGAACGACATCGGGGCTGCGCCTTCGAGGATGAAGCGTCGGATTGGTCTCGACTCGATCCCCAGCGGCGAGAAGCCGCCGAGCGTGGTCGGGCTGATGATCGACATGAACCCGAGCTTCGGTGAGGTGTGGCACCGACGGCGGGACTTCAAGTCGCAGAGCGAGTACGACCTGTCGATTGCCTCGCATATGTTTGCCATCGACGCCCGCGTCGAGGACGTGCTCGATGCGATCTGTGCTCACCGTCGGCTGGGCGGCAAGGACCCCGCCGACAAGCACCCGAGCTACTACGAGCGGACGCTGGGGCTGGCCTCCGAGAAGTCCGAGTCGCAGGTGCAGGTCGAGGAGATCGTCGACGAGATCCACGAGTCGCAGCACGAGATCCAGAGCGACACGCAGGAGGGTGCTGACAAGCGCGCTGGCATCCTAGCGAAGATCGGCAAGTTGATGGGTCTGAAGGACGGCATGAGCATCCTGGCGATCGAGTGCACGTCCTCCGGCGAGTCGAGCAGCAAAGGCAGCGTCTATACGCTGTCCACATCGCACGGTCGGGTGAGCCTGGGCACGATGAAGCAGCTCGACTCGTATAAGAACTTCCGCGCCGCCTTGATGGAGGTGTTTCGCGTCGTGCCCAACGACATGAGTAAGAAGTGGAAGACGATCATGCAGATGCTACTGACGCTGATCGAAGAGGTTGACCTCGGCCACGACGCCACGGAGAACGGTCAGACGCAGTCGCTGCTCATGCGCTGGATCGAGGAGGGAGCGGTCGCGAGCGGCCTCCGAGAGTCGAACAAGCGAGCGGCGCTAGGTAAGGGCCGCCCGTTCTTCGAGAACGGAAAGTGCTACATTGCACCGGCCTACGCTGTGAACTTGATCGCGCGCTACCTGCCGAGCGGGATGATGACGGTGCGCGAGCTGACCGAGCGGTTGCTCGCGTTCGGCGCTTCGATTCACTCGCACTCAAGCGTGCCCAGCGACGAGCTGCCTTCGACGAGGCAGAAGTACGACATCTGGGTGCTGCCCTACACTTCGGATTTCTGGATGAGGACCACGGCAGAGTGAGAGCGGACATAGCCAAGAGGATCTTCGTGTCGAAGACGCGCATGAACGGGAAGACGCTTTCGTGCTCGAAGGAGTGCTCCGTCGTGAGCGTCCCCATTATGGCGCATGGAGACTTTGAGACGATCGAGCACCTTGTCGAAGACGTGTGGGTGTGCGAGGGGTTTCGGCTTGAGTGTTTCGTCGACATCCGGCTCGGGTTCGAGGAGGCTGAGGATCTCCTCAGTGAAATTATCGAGGCGTCAGTGCTTGGCGACGACGCCTCGCTTTACGCTCGCGGCCCCCTTTACTCCGAGCTTGTGGGGAGAGCCGATGCCGACTGATGAGTGGCCCTGCCCTGTCCACAGGCTTCAGGGTCCGCCGGGCACCGGCAAGACCTACACCCTGACGCGGAGCTGGATTCCGAGGGCTGTGGAACTCTACGGCGAGGACGCTGTGCTGGTGTGCTCGCTGACTCGCGCCGCTGCCCACGAGATCGGCGGGCGCGCGAACCTGCCGCGTGAGAACGTCGCAACGCTGCACGCCTTCGCCTACCGCGCGCTGGGCAAGCCGCCGCTTGCGCAGGACAAGGGCAACGTGGCGAAGTGGAACGAGATCGCCCCGCACGACTGGCACCTGACTGGAACGTCGAAGCCCGGCAAGAAGGACGAGGTCGACGTGTCCACGGGTGGGGCTACGGATGGCGACGGGCTGCTGGATCGCATCACGATCATGCGCAGCAAGATGATCCCGTCGAAGCAGTGGGAACCGCAGCTCCGCGCGTTCTGGCAGGAGTGGCTGGCGTGGAAGCGCGAGCATCAGTGGCTCGACTTCACGGATCTGATCTGGGCACCTGTGGAGTTCAACGTCCCGCCCCCCGGCACGACCAAGGTGATCGTGTGCGACGAGGCGCAGGACTTCACACACCTCGACGTGAAGCTCATCCGTTACTGGGCGAGCTACTGCGAGATGATCGTGATGGCTGGCGACCGTTGCCAGGCGCTCTACTCGTGGATCGGCGCGGACCCCAAGGCGTTCATCCCCGACTCGCTGCCGGACGAGGAGATCACCACGCTCGGCCAGAGCTACCGGGTGCCGGAGGCGGTGCGCGAGTACGCCTCGGCGTGGCTGGAGCAGGACACGGATGTCCGCCGGTTCCCGTACGCCGCCCGGCTGGACGACAAGGGCAAGGTGGTGAAGGGCGTGGTGAAGATGAAGCCCGGCCTGAACCTGAATAGGGTCAGCCCGCTCATCGACGAACTGGAGGCCCGAGCCGAGGAGGGCCACAGGGTGATGGTGCTGGCGACCTGTCGCTTCCAGCTTACCCGCCTGTGCTCCCAGATGAAGCTCAGGGGCGTTCCGTTCTGGAACCCCTACCGGGAGAAGGAAGGGGCGTGGAACCCCATGCGCGGCGGCCCAGACCGGCTGGCGGGCTTCCTGCGCCCCCTGCGCCCGGAGATCCCCGGAGACGAGCCCTGGAGCTGGGACGAGCTGAAGCGGTGGGTCCATCCCATCAGAGCGCGTGGGACGCTCCGTAACGGCGCCGTGACCGAGATCGAGTCTCGTGCCAAGCACCACGCCGAGGACCCCTCAGAGGAAGACCTGCGGCTGCTGATGGTGCCTGAAGCCTACGAGTCCATGCGCGAAGCCGCCGCCCAGGAGAGCGTGGTCCCCCTCCTCGACTGGTACGAGGAGCGGATGCTCCGGGCTCACGAGGGGCTGATGCGCCTCGCGCTCGCCATCGCCCGCAAAGGCGACCCGGCCAAGCTCATCGAGCAGCCCAAGATCATCGTCGGCACCTTCCACAGCGTGAAGGGCGGCGACTCCGACGTGGTCTACATCTCGCCCGACCTGGGCGGCGCAGCGATGCGCGAGTGGCTGAACCACGGCGAACCCGAAGGCCGCAACGCGATCGTGCGCGCGTTCTACGTCGGCATGACCCGAGCACGAAAAGCCATCGCCCTCATGGGGGCTACGTCCCGCAACGCAGTCGAATGGATCTGATCAACCCCGACCCCGCCTACACACGCATCGCAGAGCTGCGCAAGCAGCTCATTCAGTCACGGCTGCTGTGCCTCGCGCTGCTGTGCTCGCTCGCCTTCGCGACCGGACTGTACGCCCGTGAGAAGCGAAGCCACGCTGCGGCAGAGGTCGCCGCTCCTCCGGTGGAGGAGTCGCACGACCGCATCCCTGATCGCATCATCCGCCCCCGCAACCGACCGAAAAACACCGTCGCATGAGCCAGCAATTTCTTGAAGACTGTCGCGCCATCGAACTCGATGTCGCAGAGACCCTCGCAGAAGCACACGAGGTCCCCATCGACAAGGTGCGCGCCATCCTCCACGCCTACCGCGCGGACGTCTTCACGATGGTGGTCGCCGCGTTCGGTGTCGACGCCATGCAGCGCACCGAGGAGAAGCAGGCGAAGTACGGAGCCAGGGCCGCAGAGGACGGGACCATCGAGATCACGAGGCCGAGTTGAAGAAGGTCCTACGAGTGAGGTCTGGACGGGCGCCCTCCATCATTCACGCCGACTGCATCGACGCCATGCGCGCGATGCCAGCCGAGTACGTCACCGCCATCGTCACCGACCCTCCGTATGGACTGTCGTTCATGGGCAAGGAATGGGACCGTGGCTTGCCGGGCGTGCCGTTCTGGACCGAGGCCCTGCGCGTCCTCAGGCCGGGTGGACACGCGCTGATCTTCGGAGGAACGCGCACGTTCCACCGGCTCGCGTGCGCTGTCGAGGATGCAGGCTTCGAGATCCGCGACTGCTTGAGCTGGATGTACGGGCAAGGATTCCCGAAGTCGCTCGACGTCAGCAAGTCGATCAAGAAGGCAGATGTGGGACCCGCCGCCACCGACGACGCCCAACGCTGGCAGGGCTACGGCACCGCGCTCAAGCCAGCGTGGGAGCCGATCATCCTCGCGCGCAAGCCGCTCTCCGGCACCGTCGCAGCGAACTGCCAGGAGCACGGCACGGGCGCGCTGAACATCGACGGGTGTAGGGTTGGCCCAGGCCATGAGAACGGCTCGGGCCGAGACGGCGAGGCTTCCGCCGAACGACGCTACACCGAGAGGGGCGGGACGAACATCGCAGCGAAGCCGGGCCCGAGAGGCGGTGATCCTCTCGGACGCTGGCCCGCGAACGCCGTGCTCGACGAGGAGGCGGGGGCGGCGCTTGATGTGCAGAGCGGCAAGGTCGCCAAGCCCAAGGCTGCCCGAACGGCGAAGAAAGGCGGCAACCAGGGCGCTCTAGGCCAGTTTGCAGGGTCTACTCCCGATGCCGTAGGTACTTGGCCTGCCGACCCCGGCGGCGGCCCCTCTCGCTTCTTCTACTGCGCCAAGGCGAGCAAGAAGGACCGAGGCGACGGCAATACCCACCCCACCGTCAAGCCCGTGGAACTGATGCGCTGGCTAGTGCGGCTCGTCAGCGGCCCCGACCCCAAGCGCGACACCCTGATTCTGGACCCGTTCGCTGGCTCGGGCACCACGGGCGTCGCAGCGCGCATGGAAGGAGCGCCCTGCATCTTGATCGAGCGCGAAGCGGAGTTCGTGAAGATCATCCGATCGCGGATGCCGTGACAGAAAAGGCGCCCTCTCCGCGAACGAAGAGGACGCCCCCGAAGAAGGAGCCCGGTGCCGGAGCACCGTGCCCCTAGGCTGCTGGATTGCCCTCGGCTTCGAGCTTCTGCTTGAGCTTCTGGCCGTTGGCGATGACCTCGTCGGGGTCGTCCGTCGTGTGCTTCAGTCCGACCAACGCGCCGATGGATCGCACGGCGGTCTTGATCTCCTCCGCTGCCTTGCCCGGCTCCGACTTCGACCCGATGGGGTTCGCCTCCTTCACGGAGCGGCCCATCGCAGCGAACGCCTTCTTCCAGTTGCTGCGCGGACGCTCGAAGCAGAGTTGAGCGCCGACCGCAGCGACCCCGGCTGCGAGCGGCTTCTTCATGTGCTCCGGCGCAGGCACGAATCCGAGAACGAAATCGACCCAGCTACGCGCCTGACCTTCGTTGGCCTTGCTCTGCTCGGCGTCGATCTTCTTCTGTGCTTCGGCGGCGGCCTCCTCATCCCCTTCGAGGATGGCGCGCTCCAGCTCGATCTGAGCTGCCTCGATCTTCGCCTGACCATCGACGCTGGGCGTGGCGTTCTTGCAGCTCTGCGCCATCACCATCGGCATGAGGATGAGGACCAGGGTCGCGAAGCTGACGCGTGTGTACTGGAGGATCTTCTTCATGTTCATTTCTGTCGCTCGACTGGGTAGGGAGACTTCGGAAGCGGAGGCGGCGGTAGCCACCCGTCGTTTCTCTGCGATGCAGCTTCGAAGAGGTAGCGGACCTCGGACTTCGTGATCGTCTCATGGACGTAGGCGATCATCGCGTTCTGAAACCGCTCGTTGGAGTCGGCCATGCGACCCTGCTCTGTAGCCATGTCACTAAGGGCATCCTCGACGCGGTACATCCACGCAGTGCAGGCGGCCACGGCTGCCAGGGCAACCGCGAAGTTCCTGAGCGACGTGGTCGTGTTGCCACCGATGGTCGTTCCTTCGCCGTCACTCATCGCTGGCACCAGGGGGGAAGCGTTCCTTGGCCTTCTCGACCGTCTTCTCGTGACGGTCGCGGCACTGGTCCTCGGTCTCGTTCTCGCCACACACTGTGACCACCTCGATGATGATGATGTCACCAGAGGGGGACTCCCAGCTCCAGATCGTCGAGATGCTCTCCTCGGCGAGCACGAGACGCTCGCCCGTGGCGTAGGTCTCCACGAGGTCCATGAGCATCTCGCTGCTGTCCGAAGAGACGATGATGATTCGCCCATCGGGGGGCGCGTCGCGGAGGATGATGAACTGACTTCCGTCTGCGTCTTGTGTCATGTCGCTGATCCTTGAAAGAGTTGACTCCGCCCAGATGATGAAGACCACGATCAGCGCGGTGATGGCCAAGGGCGCTGCGCGCCCAAGCTTACTGCGGATGGTGCCACCAGTCGCCGTTCCCGAGCGACGTCAGGACGCCCCCGTTGTTCACGGCGATGGTGGGGTTCGCACCGGCCCCGTTGATGGTGTCGCTACCGTCTCGCGTGATCGTCACTGTGTTCGTGGCGTCAGAGACGTAGTACATGATCCGCATCCCCGCCGTGGTGGCGTCGCTCGCAGGTAGCGTCAGGCCAGCGCCGGTGGTCGTCGCGTTGATGTCGAACAGGTGATCGGCCACCGTCGTGGTGACCGCGTAGGACGTGTCCGTCACCGTGGTTAGGTTCACCCAGTGTCGGCGATCCTTCGACGTGTTCCACGTAGCGCGGAAGTCGGAGAGTTTGCCGCTGGAGGTCTGATCCGATGTGATCTCTGTGTCTACCATTCCTACTCTGCCTGTCGAAGGGTGATCTGGTAACCGAAGGGCTCCACACGGCCATCTTCTGATCCGCTGTCCGGGGACGGGACGCGGTGAATGGAAAGCGACGCCTGGCCGGTCTCAGCCGAAACATCCACGGTGCTGCTCGACTGGATGCGCAGGCGGATTCTGGAGCCCGAAGCGGCAACGAACCCGCCGCCGCCGTTGACGCCCTGACCGCCAGAGTTCTCGCGAGCGTAGTCCTGTCCGTACGAGTTGGGGATGATGACGTACCCCGCGCCGTCGTCGTTGGCGTCGTACTCGACCCAGCCGAAGACCCTTCCACGAGTGGTTCCGAGGCTACCATCGTCGTTGACTGGGACAGTCCAGTCCATGTGGTAGTAGCCGCCGATCGGAAGCGAGATTGAGCCGTCGACGTTCAAGGTCATGTTTCCGCTAACGACATCCTCGGTGTCGAAGGGTACGGTGGCTGCGGTGGTGGTGATGTCCACCGAGGCCGAGTCGCTGTACGCGCCAGCGACCAGGAGAAGGCCGCCACTTCCGGACGCGCTGTTGACGTAGGAGACCCGGTAGTTGATGTAGTCGCCATCGGTGAGCGTCATTGGGGTCGTGCGCTCGACCGTCACGATGCTCGCATCTGCCGGGGAGGTGATGGCGTAAGTGTGCCCGCCGCCCTGCACTGAGTCGTTCAAGTAGCAAAGGGCGCGGAACTGAAGTTCTCGGCCATCGTCGGCGTTGTGCTTCACGTTGAAGCTGGTCGTGACGTCCACACGGATGTCGCCGAGGCCGTCGTTGTCCTGGTACCGGAGGGAGTCGGCGTTGCCGCTACCCGAGTCGTACAGGTCGAACGATGCCGAGTATGCCCCGGCGTCCAGTGTTCCGCTGGTCAGCGGGCACTTCGTCGAAGTACCAGTCAGGAAGTACGGAGACGCAGAAGAGAGGGCGTTGACGAAGACACGGTCCGTGCTGCTGCCTCCGCCGAGGTTGTCGAGGATGTACTGGATCAGCTCCTCCAGGCTTGATCCAGCTACCGAGTTCGCCATCGCGATCTCGGCAGCCTGGTGCACGTGTCTCTCCGTTCTCCCCATCCTAGAAGGTGATGTCGGTCTGGAAGCGACGCACGCAGTGGCCGATCACGGTGAGCTTGTTGTCGTCACCGACGCCAACGTAGGCGCCGACAACGTAGTTCTGCCCGGTGGCCCTAACCCGGTGACCGCTCATAATCTGAACCGTGGCGTATCTGGGGATCGAGAAGACCATCTCTGAGGCAGTGCATGCGGCGGCGTTGGCGTCGTCGGCAGGACACACGTTGAACGTGACATCGACAGTCGCCGACGTATTGTTGTGGCACTCGATCCACACGGCGTCGACCACGTCTTGCGACGTGATGTTGTGGATTTCGTCAGCTAGGGTCTGAGTGGTGCTGCCGATTCGTATCGGGCGGCCATCGGCGCTGCCGCTCAGCCTGTCTGTCAGCACTTCTCCGGGTCTTTCAGCCATTAGAGGATCTCCTGGTCAAGTCCGCGACGCTCTGGGGTGGCCTGCTCGATGCTAAGGCCCGGCGCCGTGATTCGAGTATGCAGCTTCTTCAACCTCATGTCGAAGCCTGTGTCGGGTCGTGTCGCGCGCAGCCGGAAGCGTACGTCAACAAGGCTGTAGAGCCCAGGCTGGTATCTCCGGAACCCGCTCCATCCGTCAGAGGTCCCGTCTTCGTTGATCGAGACTTCCATCAACAGGCTCACCTCGCCGTTGCTCGGAAGCGGCGAGGTCGGACCTTCCCAGGTCCACGTGCTGTACACGTCGTCGGACCACGAGCCGACAGCGTACTCCCACGTCAGGCTGTGGACCTGCTCGGCCTCCCAGTACGCCTCGACGTAGCACATCCGGTTCTCCCGTCCAGAATTGCCGGAGAGGGGGATGATGCGAGAGCTGGTCGACTCCCACACAGTCTTCGGGCTGGTCGTCTCTGTGGACGCGGGGTCCCAGTGAACATACCCATCGCCGTCCTCCGCGAACTCAGGCCCGAGAACCGGGTCGCCCGCCACGGGGACGTCTTTGATCCACCCCGACCCGCTCCCCTCGTCCTGCGCGTAGGTCTCCCATCGGCGGGTCTGGTCCGTGAGGTCCGGAACCTTATCTGAGTCGACGTAGGGCGACGGCTCGTACTCGACGACTAGCGGGTCCGAGTATTGCCCGCCCTCGTGAAGCGCGCAGAAGTAGAGCTTCGGCGTGGTGTAGTCCGATCCAACCCAGTCCCTGTTGCGGCCCCAGTTGAGCGAGCCCGGCGACGACGTGAACACACGGTACCCGAGCACCCATCCGCCACGCCTGCACTCGACGCTGAGCTGCGTGTCGTCAGGCGGGAGATCCCAGTCGTAGCGAGCGTAGCCAGCCTGTTCGCGTGCTTCAGCGAACGTTAGCGCGGAAGGCGGGGTAGACATCCCGAGGATGTAGATGCGACGGCGTGCGCATCTCTCGATCGAACGCGACATGCCAAACCGAGTCACTGGCTGAACGGCGACCTCGACGTACTGGCCGGGAGCCCCGAACAGGCAGGCGCAGTCCGCGAACCTGTCGCCAGGCGCGGAGGTGCCCATGAGCTGCCAGCGCGCGCTCTCGCTGTCGATGGGCCGTCCCCAGATTCGGTACTCCTGGAGGACTATCAGGTCCTCTTTCACCGGGTCCCAGTTGACCTTGATGTGCGAGGTCCAGGAGCCGTTCGCGGTCTTCACGTTCCAGTCGTCAACGCCCGTGATCGTCGGGTTGCTCGGCGGCCTTAGCTGCCCCTGACCAGAGTCGACACCGCCGGACGCGCCGCCGTGGCCGTCGTTCGAGATCTCGATGATCTGGCCGTCGTCGGAGCGGTCGCTGTAGATGTCCTCGTTGTACTCGACGAACTCCACCTTGCTGACGAGCCCAGGCCCGAGAGTCATCGAAGTGATCTCAACGACCAACTCGTCGCCTGTGGTCACCGCCATGTACGGGTCGTGCCTGCCGGGCTCGAAGCCGAGGCCGAACGCGACGTTCGTGAAGAGCGTCTCGCCAGGGCCGAACGTGCCGACCTGACCGTCGATGAGCGGCTGACTCTGCATCTCGTCGTTGCGGTCCTGGACGTACAGCGTGTCCGAGTCGGCAACAGTTAGCTCGCGGTCGATCGTGACGCCACGACGGGCCAGGCCAGCGTTGAACAGCGGGTGCTTGCCTTCGCACAGGGCAGCGTTCGAGACAAAGCACGAGCCTTCGGCGCTCTGGGTGAACCCGTCCGCACCAGGAGCGGGGTAGATACCCACACGGATTGCGCTTGCGGCCAGGCCAGGTGAGTAGCGGAACCAGATGGTTAGGAAGTAGTCCGTCCCGTCGATGTTGGTGATCGTTGCGCCGCCATCGACCTCCTTGTTCTCCAGCTCGATCTCTCCGCTGCTGAGGTTGAACAGAGCCCAGTAGCGCAGCCCGCCAGAGCCTGTGTCGAGAAGCTCCGCACGGATCAGGCCGTTGCCCGTGTCGTTCGACGCGACAAACGAGAAGCAGTAGACGCCGGGCGGGAAGCCAGCAGCGGTCGACTGGTTGACGTACCCAACAGTTCCGCTCTGCGCGTCCTCCAGCTTGTACCTTGTGGAACCGAAGACGTCCGTGCCGCTGGAAACCACGGTCTCAAGACCACCCGCGATGTTCCACGACCCTCCAGTCAGGTCGTCGCCATCGCCGATGATCGACTGCGTACCAGGGGGCGCGTTCAGTGCGTAGCCGCCCTGTCCACGGGGGAGCAGGTCGCTCGACAGGCGCACGGTGTCGCCGACCTGTAGAGACAGCGCGCTGGGGCCGATGCTGAACTCGCCGGTGCGGATGAGCAGGCGGTTGGCGTTCGCCTGGAAGTTGCCCTCCCTGGAAGCCTGCCCGTAGTTCGTGACACCGAACAGCTCGCGCTGGTCGCGGCGGATCTCGTTGAGGTCGGACGGGTTCACCACGCTGTCGTCGATGACCGTCGCAGTGTCCTGCTCGAACAGCCTGTCTCGGTTGAGGAAGAGGAAGTCGAAGCTGTTGAACCGCTCCTTCCTGTCGGTGTAGCTGATCTTGAAGCTGCCCGCCTGGATGGCAGAGTTCGTGATCAGCGCCACGGGGGTCTGCGGGTGGCTGTACCGGAAGCGGATGAGGTTGCCCTCCTTCACCGGCGCGGCACGACACACCGAGAGCAGCTCGCCGAGCGCGTCCCACGCACCGCGCGCTGTGTCGTAGACGCCGTTGAACTCGAATCGCGCACCGGCGCCCTCGACGATCCAGCCTGCGGGCAGCTTGTTGTCGGCGTCTCCAGTGCCGTCGCCCATCGAGCCGGTGAGAGTCAGGTCGTCATCGTTCTGCCCCGTCCACCAGCTACCGACGGCGATCTCGCCGGGCTCCACAGCGAAGCACTTGATGACGTGGTATCCGGGCGCGTAAGCAACCGTCGCTCCAGGGTGAGCGGTGCCCAACGTGTCCACGCCGATGCTGTAGATCTCGTACCCACCGACGCCAGCGGGGGCGGAGTCCTCTGGCGTGTTCCCGTTGTAGTTGATGCCGGGGGTGGCGTCGTCGGGGAGGTTGCGCAGCCTGATGTAGTGGCCGGGCACCCACTCCTTCGGCAGTGATCCGTTGATCGTATCGCCGGTCGTCTGGTCGCGGTAGACGACGTGGATGGTGATCAGGCCACGGATCTGGCCGCTGACCGGGTCGACGAAGTTCGGGTCGTACCAGATGTTCTCGCAGATCGCGTTGTCAGCCGTGCCGGTTGAGACGAGGGGCTTCGTGCCGTCGTAGACGATCTCGTCACAGTAGTCGGCGAGCGCCTTCGTCTCCGCGAGGTCGACGCGGTAGTCACCGGGGAGCTTGTAGAGGTTGTTCCCCTGCACGATCGAGGCGGCGTGCCACGCAGGGTTCGCCGTGTACTCCGTCGAGTAGCTCGGGTTGTCCGTGCTGACGCCGTCCCAGATCGGAACCTTCAGGCACTCGTTGATGGCGCTCGACTGCGGGATGCGACCCCCGAGCTGCTCTGTGGCCTCGATGCGGAAGGCCATCAGCGCGTGGTTCGGGTAGATCAGTCCAGCGTAGGTGACGCCTTGCACCTCGACCCACTCCATGTCGTCCCTGGTCCTCGTGCTCGTCGAGTCCACGTTGGTTCGGACGATCTGGATGCGGGCCTTCATCTTTTTGACCTCGCCCGGCTCGACCGTGTCGACGATGCCGTCGCCGGCCAGAAGCGTGCCGCCGTTGGTCGTGATGTCGAGCGAGCCCCACCAGGGGTCAGGATCTCCGACCACAGGAGAGGCCGTGTTCGTGTCGGGGTCGGTCTCGATCAGCCACTCGCTGTTGATCTGCGGAACCGAGATGCCGCCGATCGAAGCGCCGACGCCTTCCTGGTAGAGCGCGACGACCTGAGACCCAGACAGGTTCGTGTTGAAGATCCTGACCGCGTCGACCAGCACGGTGTCACCCGTGTTCGTGCACATGAAGTCCGCCTGCGTGTGGTTGCGACCGATGCACAGCGGCGTGTCCGACCATGTCGGCGGAATCGGGGACAGATCTACGTTCTTCGCCAGGACACCGTTGATGTAGATCCTGTTCCGGCGAACGAGGTCGTCCGTGATGAACCACTCGCAGTAGATGTGGTTCCAGTTCCCTAGCTCGAACGACTGGCTGAAGTTCTCCTCCGTGTCGACCTGTCCGGTCTGCGACCAGATCTTCCAGACGACGGAGATGAAGACATCCGTCGGGTTGTTGATGGAAGCCTGCGACTCCAGGTAGACGGTCCATCCGTTCGTTGCCGAGTTCGACGTGGAGGCGTCCTCGCTACCGATAAGGTAGATCCTGCGGCTCACGCCAGCAGCGATGGCGGGGTCGTTCTCCAGCTTGGCCCACAGCGACACGCCGATGCCGCGCGTGGACGAGCCGGGCGGGTACTGTTCGCCAGCGGATAGCGGGTTCGACACGTCGACCGCCGCCTGCATCCGATCGGACTGGTCGGAGACGAAGCTGGCCGCGCTTCCACTCGCGCCAATCGCTGACGTCTGCGGGTCACGCAAGGGGACCTTGATCTCGAAGTCGAACTGACCCTGCTGCGCGAAGACAGGGAAGCCGATGCCCATGTTCGGGGGCTCCCTGTACCAGCCGTCGTTGTTGTCGCCGCCGGTCGTGATCGGCAGGTTGCTCCCGTCAAGCTCCTGATATCGGATGGCGTACTTGAACGGCGCGCTGGTGATCTCTCCGTTGGCGTTCGAGGAGTAGTACCCTCCAGACGGGCGAAGCCGAAGCACCAGCTCGTCATACGCAGTCGTCACGTCGTAGGTGCGAGCGTACTCGTCCCAGTGCGGGTCGGTCGACGTGTCGGCCCAGTCGTAGGTGCCCTGGTCCCAGAGCACGGCGTCAGCGTCAACGCTGGCACCGGCAACCTCCTCCGAGGTCAACGCGAACGGACCCACAGCTTCCGGCACGACGAGCTGCTCGAAGCCAGCGATGGGCTCCTGCTCGTTGTTGCCGAGCCTGACCTGAACGTAGACGTCGTCGTAGTTCTCGATCGGGTTCTCGTTGATGAAGATCTTGCCAGCGAAGTCAGCACCAGGCAGCTCAGTGTTCGGCGGCGTGTCTTCAGTCTGGCCCGCGACCGACTGGAACGGCCCCCAGCCGAACGACACGAGCTGGTACAGCGTCGAGGTCACGGGGCTGTAGGTCGACCGGATGTACTCGCCGATGATCGTGCCGCCAGTCCGCATCTCCCCGAACGCAACCTCGACCGGGCCGTGCTCAGTTCGGTTCTGGCTGATGCCCTGGAAGTTGTAGGTCGGGCTCGACTCGTCGTCCCTCGCCCGCGTCGGCTTGGGCGGCGGGAAGAGCAGGCTGATCACGAAGCCGACCGCAGCCGCGACGGCGGTCTGGATCAGGGTGATCAGGACGATCTGGCCGACCGTCAGCTCGCCGATGCCCTGCGGGACGGCTGTGACCACGACGCCGCAGTCCCTCTCCAGGGGATCGCACCACATCTCGCGCTCGACACGGTTGCCGTCGACCCACACCGCCGTGTGCTCGCTGCTGCGCAGCGGCTCGTCCAGCGCGTCCACGATGTCGCGAACGCACGACGCCTCCATCGAGACCCGCTCGCGGCCAGCGAGCTTGAAGGGGTTCTTGGACGCGAGGACTTCAGCTCTCATAGCGGTAGACTCCGACCCTGCCCCGGATCTTCGTGATGCGGGTGATGAAGACGCCGTGGTGCCTCGACGAGGAGATCACTCGCTCGCGCGTGGGCTCGCAGACCGCCGAGACGTGCATGAGCCCGTCCGGCTCCTCGGAGATCAGGATGTCGCCCACCTGGAGCGGCTCGCCGTTCCCCAGCTCCCTCCAGGCTGCCTGTGGAGCCCCCTGCGAGCAGCAATCCACCAGCGACTCCGCAGCCCCGTGCATCCCCGCGCGCCGCAGCAGGGCCGTTGAGGCGGCCAGGCAGTCCGATTCCGGCACCGACCAGGGCTGGCCGATCAGGTCGCTACAGTCGATGGAGGTTCTAGCCACGCGGGATTCCCGGCTCGCCGCCGAAACGCGCGGGGTGCTTGCGCGTGAGCGAGTTCGCCTCTTCATCATCCCCAACGAGAGTGCAGGCAGCAAGGCTGAAGGGCCGCGCCACCTCGACCCCGTCTGTGGTCACGCCGCACTTCGAGTAGCCCGCCGAGGAATTGAACGTATTGTAGCCACACTGCTGGCTGCCGAAGGCCCACTTGCACGAGAAGCGGGAGTAGATCAGTTGCGGGAAACGAGCCTGGAAAAGCTCCGTCCCGGCCACAGTGAAGCGCATCCCCTCGTGGGTGAGCATCATGTCCGCCACCTTCGCGGTCTCGTCGATGATGGCCTCGCCGGAGTCCAGGTCCAGCGTGGACACCGCGATCACTCTGATCGGGTTGCCCACAAACCCATCGCTCGGGTCGATAACGAGTGGGCTGATCGGCCCGCTGTTCCCGATGGCGATCTCCAGCGTAGGCAGGTCTCCCTCGCTGGTCTCTTCGAGGTTGCCGAGAACCATCGGCACGGGGTAGTAGATGAACGCCTCGCCGTTGGAATCCGAGCCCCAGTAGAGGCGCTTGTCGAAGTTCGTCAGCCGGTATCGTCGCGGAGGGTCCTGACTGTCCTGAATCTCCACAAGGAAGATGAACGGCGCGTTGGCGACGAGCTGGTTCTTGTGCAGCGTCGCGATGTTGGTGAGGCTTCTCATCAGACGTTGACCTTGGGCTGGCCGAAGAACGACTGGTGGTAGTCGAGGAGGATAACTCTGGCGTCAATGTCTGCCTGAACTCCGCTCGCGGCGATGTTGTTCGTTTCGCCGGGATCAACGCTCAGGTCGTACATCTCGTAAGCCTGGCCCTGCGTGACGGGGCCGTTGGGATAGTTCTTTGCGTAGATGCGGCGCACCTTGTATCCCTCGGCTGCTCCGCTCTCCGATGACCCGACGACGCTCATGTCGTACTCGTAGTACTCCGTCGTCACGGTGTGGATGTAGCCAGGCTGGAACACGCAGTGGCTGGTGATCGCCTTGCCAGCCGACGACCCCGTGCCGAACGCATCGTAGAAGCTAACCCCGTCGATCTTAGCGTAGTCGTCCGTCGTGACGAAGTCCCGCCAGTTCGGGGAGATGATGTCGAGGATCGTCGGGTAGAAGTCCATCGCGTCGATGTACCTGTCGCAGTCCGTTCCTCTGAGGGCGGTCGGGATCAGCGGCCCCCACACGAGCAGCGGGGTCAGGATGCCCTCGTCCTTCGTGCTGCCCTTCGCGTCGTCGGCGATGTGGTACTGCGTTCCGCCAGTAGTGCCGTCGGATGTCGGCGGAAATGAGTTGTACCAGGGGTCCAGGGGAAACCCACTTCCAAGCCCCCTGAACTCCGTCGTCGTCATCGGCTCAAGAACGCTCTTGTCGCCGCCATTGTCGGCGTAGTGCATGAACGTCGTGAGCGCATAGGCGTCTGGATGGTTGACCTGGATGTAGTTTTCAATCTCTTTGGTCAGGGTGTCCACCGCCTCCATCATCGCGACGAACCGGCGGAACGGCGTGTGCACCTGGCCCTCTGGGCCATACGGGTACGACAGGTAGGGCTCCGAATCCCGGTCAACGAAGACGTACGGAGCCCCCCCGTTGTCGTCCTCGTAGCTTGTTCCGGACGCGTTCCATCCGCCTTCGTCGGTTTCACCGTTGGTTCCTCGCGCATTCTCCACAAGCTCCGCCTGCGTGTAGGTGCTGTGGAGCTGAACGCTGCGCCCCGACGGGTTGGCCGGGTCGACGAGCAGATGGTTCTGAGCGAGCTGCGGCCACAGTCCGTGCGGAAGGTTCGTCTCGAAGTCGACGACGAAGGGCTTCCCGGCGCTCACGCACTCATTGATGAAGTAGGTGATCTTCTTGTACATCAACGCCGGGCTGAAGATGTTGCCCTCGGGCAGGTCGTCACCGGCGAAGTAGGTAGTCTGGTCGCTCTGAGTCGTGTAGATGTACGGGTAGCTAAAGTATCCGTAGTCGGGCTCGCCAGGGTCGCCGCTCGTGTTCGTCAGCAGCGCCTCGTGAGACTCTGTGAATCCAGCCTCGTCGACGATGTCCCTTGGGCTGTTCCTGTTCGAAAGCGCGCCGCTCCCGCCACCGGGCCCGCTGTAGTCAAAGAGGTGGTACTTGCCGAACATCGCGATGCCGTGCTGAACGCCGGAGTCCGTCGCGATCTTGGGCCACGGATTCTGCCCTGACTTGATGCCCTCGTAGAACGGGTCTTGCTGCGGATAGGTGGCCGGGTTCGGAGTATTGCCGAGGACGTCACCGATGCCAGTACCGTAGGTGTGGAGCGGAGTCCGATGGCCCTGCCTGCCGGTGAAGATAGCAGCGCGCGTCGGAGCACAGCGCGCATTTACGCGGGCCTGAGTGAAGCGCATGGCCCGCCCGAGCACGTCGCCATCCAGGTGCGCCATGTTTGGGTACGGGAAGTTGTCAGCAACGCCAGGCCACCTGTTCTCCGCGTCGTAATAGGGAATCATCGAACGCGGGACGTCGTCCATCATAAAGAGGACGAGGTTGTTCGCGGGCGGGCCAGCCTGCGGGTTGAAGAGCTGAGTGCCGAGCACCTCCTCGATCGTTGCCGTGACGTCACCGACGCCGGTACCTTCCGCCGTGTGGACGTGCTTGTAGGGCAGCGAGGCGTTGAGGAACCTGACCGTCACGGTCTCGCCGGTGTCCTCACGAGTCCAGTCGAACGGGATGCTACCCGCGTAGTTCGAGCGGTAGATCCTGTGGAAGGCGTCGGTCTCTTCGTAGGTGCCCCCACTGAGCTTGATGTTCCACCGCCTGCGCCTCGTCGAGAGCTGCGGGCCGGAGTTCATAAAGCCGGTCTGCGTCCGCATCCTGCGGTCGACGTCGCAGTATTCCTCGGTGATCGACCAGGACAGCGGCGTCACCAGGGAGCCGGACTTGTTCGTGTCCTCAGCGTCGAGGGGGATGGAGAGCTGGTCCTGGTCGGGCGGGTCGCCGGGCAGGCTCGGCGCGTCCACAGAGAAGCTGTTCCACCTGACCGCGTTGGCGAGGTAGGAGGACCCAGCGTGCTCGTACTTCACCCCGATGCCGATACCGTCCAGGACTGCGTTGCTGCTGATGTCCGTGACGTACCCATCGACGAACTCCACACCGATCCCAGCGGAGCCTTCGGCCACCACGAACGTCTGGTTGACCGAGTCCAGAGCCACGCGCATAGCCACGAAGTCGCCCTGGCCCTGGTTGATGTTCTGGCACTCGAAGTCGATCTCGAAGGGCACTCCGCTAGTCGGAGCGGTGATCGCAGCGGTCTGCGCGATGACCGGCGCGTCTTCGCCGCTTCCAGTCTCGCCGTCGTTGAACCGCTGGATCTGGATGCGCGTGTCCACGCCGTCCTTGACGATCGAGGCGACGTAGGCGTTGTGCGCGAAGTCGACGACGGTGCCGTCGGGGAGGCCGCCAGCCGTCTGTAGCCGCGACCGAAGGACTGCCAGGTTGCCCGCGCTCGGGATGTACTTCGGCGTGTACCGAAGCACCACCCCAAGCTCGTACTGAGTTGCGGCGTCGATGGTGAAGGTGGCCTTCGCGCGCTGCTGCGGATCAGAGACCATGTCCTGCCGCAGATACCACCCGTAGTTCTGGTCCTCGTCGGTCGAATACGAGGTGTGGGTGAACGGGTCCGCCCCAAGGACGACGTAGTCGTTGGTCTGGTCTCCGAGAAGGTGGCTGTGGTGGCTACTGAACTCGTTCGGGTCGTTGGAGGGGTTCGTCCCCATGCCGGACCCGTGCTCGTCGCCTGTCCACGCCTGCTGGAGACTGTTGCCGCCGGGCTGGAACTGCGGGTACGTCGCGTGCGCCGGGACACGGTAGCCGAGGCGGTGGAAGGGACGCCGGAACTCGTCGCGGATGAACAGGTTGAGCGGCGTGAGCGTCGACACCTCGAAGCTCTTCACCGTCATGTAGGACTGGTAGTTGCTGCCGACAACGAACCCCTGCGTCCCGAAGCCCCAACGGCCTGGAGCATCGGTGAAGAGCGCGTCGTCCTCATCGAAGATCAGGACTTCACCCTTCACCTGGACGCCACCGCCTGTAGATCCCACCAGGACCGGGTCCGCGTTCTGGTAGGGGCGAACGAGCGCCGGTCCTATTTCTGCGTAGCACCGGACCCTCGTGCCCTGGCAGACCATGCGGAGGGAGCGAGGCTTGAAGTGGTTGAACGGCTGGACTGAAGAGACCGCCCCATCAAGCACCGCTCCCGAGTTCTCAACCCTGACGGAGTAGGAGACCGTCGGGGCTCCTGCTGAAAACTTCCCGAGCACGAACCAGTCCGCCAGCTCACCCTCGTCCCTCATGTGGCCGAAGAAGATCCCTTGCGGCTCCTTGATGTAGTACCTCGGCGTGTCCGTGAAGCCAGGTGAGGTCGCGACTCCGAGGGTGCCGAGTCGGACCCTGCCGTAGACGAAGTACCCCTCCAGACTTCGAGCGTTCGCGCTGCCGGAGTCGTACATCGCGAAGTTCGCCTTGACCTGGGCGTCGTTCGCCCAGAGCTGCCGATCGACACAGGAGAAAAGCCGAACGTCTCTGGGGTCCCCTGGCGTACTGTCGAACTGTCCGTCGTGCTCCTGGAAGCACGCCTCGAACTGAAACCCAGGTGAAACCGGAGCGTCGAGGGAGCCGCGAGCGTGAAGCACGCCGGGGATGCTGTAGAAGTTCTTGTCGAACCCACTGCCGGTGAAGTGACCGTTGGGGCTCGTGCCACTGGAGTTGCTGACCGTGATCCCCAGGTAGCGATCGGGGAACCTGTAACCGACTAGGTCGTTGACGAGGAAGTCTTCAGTGCTGGGCCAGACTTGAGTCATCGGTTGCGCCCTCTCTGCTGCGCTTGTCGGACACCCCTGACCAGCTTGGAGCTTCGACCGCGTAGCAGCGAGCCGCCCAGCGTGTCAGCGATCCTCGGCATGGCCTTGTCGATCGCGCGGTCCACAGACGCCTCGACCTGAGCCGGGTCCTGTGCTCCGCGAGCGTCGACCGTGATCGGCATCGAGATCTCGGTGGTGGTGTTATAGACCATGCCGTTGCCGACAGGGGTCTGCGTCGCCGTAGACGAGTGCGCCATCTCCACACGGTTGATGAGGTCCATCGTGAGCTTCTGCATCTCGGCGAGGCCGGTGATGTTGAGCTTGACCGGGATGTTCTTGCCGTCGGGCAGGGGAACGAACGCCTCGGCGCCGTCGCCCTCGCCGAAGATCGCGAACTGAGGCGAGTTTGCGACGCCGCCGCTGGCGTAGGCGTTGATCGGGAGGTTGCCCCTGCCGAGCATCTTGCCCTGCATGATGCCGCCACGGGCGAACGACCCGTCTGCCTGCGGTGGCCCGATCGGGCCGTCGCCGCCTCCGCCTCCGAGGTTGAACACGCCTGCCAGCTTCTGGATCGCGATCAGCGTCAGCAGCTCGGCGATGATGTTGCCGATCACCTTGATCGCGGTCTGCCCGAGCGCCTCCCACGAGAACTGGTTGTTCGCGAGGTCGTTCACGAGCTGCCGTGTGATCAGCGCGAGGCCCTGGCCCGCACGCTCGCCAGCCTCGGCCCAGTCCTCCACAGCGTCGATCGCTTGCTCGTAGCCGAAGACCAGGGCTTCGCCGAAGCTCGCGTCGGCGATGGCCTGCTGCTGCTCCTTGATCTTGCGCAGCACCTCGATCTGCTCGTAGAGCAGCCGGACTTCCTCCTCTGAGAGGCCCGCGTTCAGCAGCAGCCGCTCGCGCTCTGCGATGGCGGCCTCGGTCTTCGCCACGTTGAGCGCCAGCGTCGCCTGCCGCTCCTTGCCGAGGATGGACAGCAGGTCGGCGTTGATCTCACCCAACTCTTCGCGGAGGTCGACCTCGCGCTCGATCTGCTGGTTGATCAGGTCGTTGACCTGCGCGTCGGCCAGCGCCTGCGTGAGCGGAATCAGCGCCTGGTACTCTTCCTTGAGGTCGGCGTTGCCCTGGATCTTCGCGTTGAGCGAGGCCACCTCGGCGGCTGCGTTCGCGTCGATGGCCGCGATCTGGTCTTCAAGCGACAGCGTGACCTGCGCCTGAAGGCCGAAGATCTTCGCGATGGACGACGCCCGCTGCGCCTCAAGCTCCAGGCCGCTGGCGTTGACGTCCTGCTGGACGGCGAGGAGGCGCTGGAGTGCAGCGATCTGCTCTTCAACGATCGCGACCTGATCGCTGCCTTCGGCGAGGCCAGCCTGGACTGCCTTGGCTTCCTCGATCCTCGACTGGATCTTCGCCTCGGACAGAAGCTCCGCAGCCTCGCGCTCTCTGCCGAGAAGGGAAAGCGTCTCTGCCGTGATGTCGTTCAGCTCATCCTGAAGTCGAGCCTGGTTGCGGAGTGCTGCGCTCTCGGCGTCACGGCTGCTCGCATCGGCCACTGCATTGATCAGGTGGAGCAGCTCCTGAAGTTCCTCGCGCAGCTCGCTGTTCTTGGCGATGCGCTCCTTCAGTGCGACTACGGCGACGCGGCGGTTCGCCTCGATGGCGGTGAGCTGATCCTCCAGCGACCCAGTGAGTTGGACCTGAAGCTTCGCGGCGTCGGCGAAGGCGTCCACACGGGCCGACTGGCCACTGAGGGCGGCGAGGTCGCGCTCCTGCGCCACCAGACCGGCTGTGGCAGCCTTCCTCGCGTTGACCGTCTCCAGGACGAGCTTGGACTGTGCCTCCAGCTCGGCGGCCCTACGGGCGATCTCAGCCTCCGTCTCGGCGGACTCCTCCCCCGCCGTGGCGAAGTCCTTCTGGAACGTCAGGATCGCCTGGTTGAGCCGGTCGATCTCCTGGAGGTTGTCGATCTGAGCTTGCAGACCCTTGGCCGTTGCCGTGTCGCCACGGACTTCTGCGAGCCGAAGCTCCAGTTGCAGCAAGTCCTTGTCGCGGTTGAGGAGGATGTCGAGTTCCTTCGACTCACCCCTGACCTGATCCCTGATGCGACCGGCGACTTCGAGCCTGCGGTTGTTCACCGTCTCGCCATCGCGAAGCTCCTCGTTGAGCGCCTCGCTGACCGTCTTCAGCTCCTTGCCGATCTGCACGACCCGCTCGGCGTCTTCGAGGGCGCCACGGCTGACCACCTGGAAGCCTCCGTCCTCGCCGAGGCTGACAGAGATCAGATCGCGGAGCGGGTCAAGGCCCGAAGCGAACGCCTGCGCCGACGCAGCTCCCGCCTCCTGAAAGACCGAAGACACGCGGGTCGGGTCCACCTCGATCGGAGACAGGAGGTCCCCGTCAGCGAACGCCTCCTCAACTCCAAGGCGGAACCGTAGCGCAAACTCATCCACGGCTGCGGAAGCCGCCTTGGCGCCTGCAAGCTCGGCACCGGCCTGGACCGACTGCTCTGCGATCTCAGTCGCACTAACGCCTCCGAAGTCATCACCAACGCGAGTCCTGTCCCGCTGCTCTGCGAATCGAATCTCGTCCGCACGGGATTCCGCATACGCCTTTCCGGCTGCCTTGCCCGCCTCGATGGCGACAGCCCTGGCGCTTGCGATGTAGTCGGCCTGCTCTGACGGCGGGATTTCCGCCAGGTCAATTTCAAGCTGAAGTCCGCCAGGAAGATCGAGCGCGAACTTCTCGATCTCTGATAGAGAGCCAGCGCCGATCACTCCGAGGTCCTGAAGCCTCGCGTTTAGCTTGGCTGAGGCAATCTCAAGATCGCTGATCGCCCCTTTAGCTGCGATGGCCTGCCTGACGACCTCATCGAACGACTCCTGCGTGCCGCTCCTGCTGTCGAGGATTCCAAGAAACCTCGCAAGCTCAACGGTGGCACCGGAGATCTCCTCGCCAAGCCCAGTGAAGAAGTTACCGATGGTGTTCTTCAGCTCGTCGAACGCTCGGCCAGAGCTGGAGCGAAGCTCGTTCATCGCCTGGTCAGCGGCGCCCAGGCTACCCTCCATGCCGTCCATCGCCTCGGTGAACAGACGCGCATCATCGTCGACCAGGGAGAGCAGGCCAGCCAGGCCCTCCACACGACCGATCACCTTGCCCATCTCATCGTTGTTCCCGTTCAGCGCGCGTTGCAGCGTCTGAAGGGTCTCGATGAAGCCGAGGTTCTTGATGGTGGACGAGTCGAATCGCTGGCCGATTCTCTGGAACGCCTTGTCGAAGTCGTCCTGCTTCTTGATCGTCGCGTTGATGATCGAGCGGATCTTGGTGATCGCCTCAGACGCGGACGAGCCCGACCGCGTGAGCGCCACAATGGAGGCGCCCAGCTCCTTGAAGCTGACACCGGCGGCCTTCGCCAGCGGAGTGATCCGACCAAGGGACGGGTCCAGCTCGTTCAGGTATAGCTTGCCCTGGCGGACGATCGCGAAGAAGTCGTCCGTGACCTTGGCGGCGCCTGCGACCTCGTCCCCGTAGGAGTTCAGAACACCGATCAGAAGGGACGCGGCCTCCTGCTGCGTGGAGACCGTGCCGATCGACAGCTTGATCGAGTTGTCCAAGACCGCGTTGGCCTCGGCAGCGTTCGTCGCGCCAGCACTGATGGCGTCGTAGAGCGCCGGTGCGGTCTTCAGCAGCGACTCTCCGTAGGCATCAGCAACATCCTCGACGATGTCGCGCTGCGCCTGCGAGGAGAAGGTCGCCTCATCGGTCAGCGTGGCGATCTCGGCCAGCCGAAGGTTGTACTCGGCGCCAGCCTTGGTCGCCTCACCAGTGACCCTTGCCGCAATCCTGAAAGCCTGAATCGCCAGCCCGATCTTCAGCAGCCCAGCAGTCGTTCCACCGAGCGTTTGGTTGTACTCCTTCGCAGCGTCTGAGGCCCCCCGCGTGTTCGTCTTCAGGTTGACGAGCTGCGTGTTCGCGTCCTTCAGCCGGGCGTTCTCACCCTTCGGGAAGAGCGGGCCGATGAACTGAGCGTCAGCGCCGGTGAAGCCCTTCGCGCCAGCGCCGGGGCCGACCTTCGGCACCGCGATCGTCGGAGCCTTCAGCTTGTTGAAGGCGTTCTTGATCTTCCGAGCTTCAGCCTCGACCACGCCGGTCGTTGCCACCATCTTCTTCTCGAAGTTCGTGAGGGCCGTGATGGCCTTCATCGTGTCGAGGAGAAGTCTGACGTCGATGACGCCGGGGTCGGACTGCTTGCTGGTCATCGTTTGCCTCTAGCCTTGGCTGCGCTGGACTTGGCCTTCTGCTTCGCCGCCCGAGCATCCGACTCCTCCTTCTGCACGCGAGCCATCTCGCTGCCGACGGTGGAGCAGAAGTGCAGGAAGCTCGGTGCCTGATCGAGCAGGCCGCCGGGCTCGGGGAAGATCCCAGCCTCGGCGTGGTCGTAGTGGCGCAGCGCCACAGAGATGTCGTTCGTGATGAAGCTCGTCGGACACCGACTGATGCGAAGCTCACCCCCAGTGCAGAGGTCACACTTCTCGCCGTCCACAGACGAGATGCGCGACCCGTCGCACCGGGGGCAAGTAATCGTGTACTGCGGGGCCGGGGCGGGTTCGTCGCAGCCGAACAGACGCCGCTGCTGCGCCTGCTGTGGAGTCAGCGACTCAGGGTACAGGGCGCCGAGGCGCCCGCCGCAGTCCTGGGGACAGCGCGGCAGGCCCTCGGACAGCGACATACCCACTGCCACGGCCCTTACGCTTCCTTTTCCTCTTCCTCCAGCACGGCGGAAGACGTGATCGCGACGAACATCTCCTGCTGCACTTCCCACGGGAGGCGCTCCAGGAACTCGTCGGCGACCTGCCCGTTCTTGTCCTTCAGGAACGGGACGTTCTTCCCCTCCTCGTCCTTCAGGAAGTAGCCCTCGGCGATGTCGACCAGGCCGCACTTCAGCGTGATGTACACGCGGGTGCCGAGGCCCTGGCTTACCGCTCCGGAAAGCGGGTTGACCGAGATCTGAACGGAGTCGTTCAGCGTCACTCGTTCGCGCTCGGTCAGGTCGCGAATGATCCACATGGTGCGGTCGGCGTCGTCGAGGGTGAGGTCGCCTCTGGTGCACCACTTGCGCTCCTTCTTCGGTGTTACAGCAATCATCTCTTCTTCTTCGGTTAGAGAATCGGGGCGCGCACCGCTCATCATCGGCGCACGCCCCAGGTGGATCGCGCGCTACTACGGCGTCACGATGTACATCAGGATCAGCTCGTTGTCCCCGGTGGTCGAGCTGATGCCGCCGGTGTTCACGAGGTTGTTGATGACGGCAGCGTTCAGGCTGAAGTCCATGTTGCGCGTGAGGATGCCGTCGATATCACCGGAGGCAGCCCCGGTGTACTGAATCGCGGGCATCTGGAACACGAAGCCCCCGGTCGGGTCGCCAGCCGCACCGCCGATCTGGGTGCTGAGTCGGACGACCTCGCCGGAGCGGAAGGTGCCCAGCCACGGGATGTCGCCCTCGTTGGTGGCGTTCGCCTCCAGGGAGCCGGAGCCGGAGCGCGTCGAGCCGACGATCTCCAGCAGGCCCTCGGGGGAGTGCGCGCACTTCACGTCCGCCAGCGTGACGCCCGCGTCGAGCGTCATCGTCTTCAGGCAGGGCGTCCTGTTGTCGGCGAAGTCCATGTCGGCGAGCGTCTCGTTGACGCCGATGCCGACGGCCTGACCGGCCCACAGCTTCGGGTCGATGACCGCCTCGGAGCCCGCGACCTGCGGGGTGTCGCCGACGCCGTTGAGGTCGCTGCCACTGTCCGCCGAGTCCCACCGTCCCCGCGTCGTGAAGGTCATCACGACCGGGCGGTTGACCTCGAAGGCGAAGCTGACGTTCGCACGGCTCGCGACGAAGTCGACGGCGACGCCGTCCTCGTTGAGGCGGATGGAGCCGGTCGGCCATGCGGAGTACGCTTCGTTCGCAGCGCCACCGACGGTGAGGTTCGATCCCGTTCCGCTGATCAGGGTGAGGGTCTCCGAGTTGTCGAGGCCGCCGCCGCCACGGAAGTAGAGGCGAGTCACGCTGGTCCCGTCCCTTGAGGCGACGACGACTTGGCCGCTGGTCGAACCCTCGTAGACGTTGCCCTCGACGAAGGTGCCAGAGGCGATGGTGACGAACTTCTCCGGCTGACTGACCGGGACCCAAGCCCAGCCGCAGCTTGCTTCGATCGTCGCACCAGCGACGAACGAGAAGTTGGTCGTGCCCGTGGTCCATACCTCGCTGGGGGTCATCGTGCCGGTGAGCGCCTCGTAGTAGAGGTAGCCAGAGCCCGACTGGTAGTGAACGTCACCGATGACGCGGGCCGTGTCGCCGCCGGTCGTGTCGGTGATGATCTCCCCGTGACGAATGGGGCCAGACCCCGCCGTCCAGCCCGCCTGCGTGCCGATGTTCACACGGTCCAGGACAACCAGGCGGAACCCGGCCATCTCCATGAACTTCGACCAGGCGGGGACGCCGCCGGAGAACACGTCGGTCGCGTTGCCCACCAGCTCCGTCGTCATAGTGACCCCCCCAGTCTTCTGGCCGGGGATCGACTTGAGCTTGGTGATGGTGGTGCGGAGGAACTCACGGTCGATGTACTCGACGTCGAACGTGGGCTCCGCGCTGTTGAGCAGGATGTCCGCGTTGGAGCCATTGGTCATCGCGCCGGTCGGCGTGACGCCAGCGACGGCCTCGTGGATCGAGACGACCTGCTTCTTTGCTGAGAGTAGAGTCATGGTTCAGTTGCTAGTTGGTTGGTCGTTCGATCAGTCAGCGACGCTGTTGACGATGTACATGAGAAGCAGCTCGTTGTCCCCCGTGGTCGAGCTGATGTTTCCGTCGGCGGTCGCTCCGGGGTTGTCGATCACGCCGCCGTTCAGGCTGAAGTCCACCGAGCGAGTCAGGATGCCGTCCTCGTCGCCGCTCGACACGCCCGTCATCTGAATGGCGGGCATCTGGAAGATGAAGCTGTTCTCGTTCGTCGCGAGGCTGCCTCCAACGTCGACCCGAAGGCGCATCACCTCGCCAGAGCGAAGCGTGGTCATCCAGGGGATCTCCGTCTCCAGCGTGGCGTTCGCCTCCAGCGAGCCCGTGCCGCTGCGAGAGGTCCCGACGATCTCCTGGAGTCCGTTCGCTGCTCCGGCGCAGCGGACATCAGTCAGCGTGACTCCAGCGTCCAGGGTCAGAGTCTTCAGGCAGGGCGTGTCGTAGAAGACCTCATCCTGCTCGGCGACGGTCTCGTTGATCCCGAACGCGATGCCGTATCCGGCCCACAGCTTCGGGTCGATGACCTCTTCCGACCCCGCAAGGAGCGGCGTGTCGCCCGCGCCGTCGAGGTCGCTACCGGCGGTCTCATCGCTGGCCCAGATGCCGCGAGTGGTCACGGTCATCACGACCGGACGGTTGACCTCGAAGGAGAAGCTGACGTTTGCGCGGCTGCCCACGAAGTCCACAGCGACGCCGTCCTCGTTGAGTCGCGTCGAGCCGGTGGGCCACTGGACGAAAGTCTCGGCGGCGTCAGCCGCCAGGGTGATCGGAGAGTCTCCAGTCCCGCCAGCGGTCGCCAGCGTGAATACTTCGTTGTTGACCGGAGCCGTTGACCCAGGACGATAGATGATCGTGGTCGAGCCGGTTTGCGACTCGCCAACCACGATGACTGCGCCGGACCCTGCGGTCCCGGTTCCACCGTCGCCAACGTAGACCTCTCCAGCAACCGTCGCGACGGAGGCTGTCGTCGTGACTTGCTTCAGCGGCTCGCTGACCGGAATCCACGCCCAACCAGCCTGCGAGGTGAAGGCCGTAACACCGATCAGGTCGAACTCGGTCTCGCTGGTCGACCAAGGCTCCTGGGCCACATCCATCGCGCCGCTGATCGCCTCGAACCAGATGAACCTTTCGCCGGGGTGGTAGTTGCCAACGAGGCGAGCGGTCGCCCCAGCGTTGTCGGTGATGATCTCGCCGTGACGCAGAGGCCCACTGGTTCCGTCGGCGGCCCAGGGCGTACCGAGGTTGCCCGTCACTTGGTCCGCGCCAATGAGGGCCTTCTGGACGACGGCCAGCCGGAACCCGGCCATCTCCATGAACTTCGACCAAGCGGGCGGGCCACTGGCAAACGTGTCGTCGGAGTTGCCGAGCATCTCGAACGTCAGCGACAGCCCGCCAGTCTTCTGACCGGGAATCGACTTCAGCTTCGTGATCGTCGTCCGCAGGAACTCGCGGTCGATGTAGTCGATGTCGAACGTGGGCTCCGCTGCGTTGAGCAGAACATCGGCGTTCGTGCCAGTGATCATCGCGTTGGAAGGCGTCGTTCCGGCGACATCTTCCAGCACCGAGACGACCTGTTTCTTCGAGGAGAGCAGAGTCATGTTTCAGGGAGTGGTGGTCAAAGTCGGGTTCTCCGACAGGTGCCGGTAAACGACGCGCAGCGAGATAGTCGCGAGACCGATGGTCTCGTCGGTGATCTCGTACACGTCCTCTGCCTCGACCTCGTGGTAGATGCAGGTGTTCGAGAGATTCGGGTCAGACCGAAGCGCGTACTTCATGTCGGAGACCATCCAGTGCAGCTCCTTCTTCCACGACGGATCGCGGAAGTCGAGCCGGATCGCCCCGACGACCGTGATGATCGCCTGGCGCTCGACGGCGAGACACGACAGGTCCCGCAGGCGGCTGTCCTCCTCGGGGATGATCGCGATGAACGGCATCGCCGTCCCGCCCTGGATGCGACCAGAGTCGAAGACCCGCACCTCCTCGAAGGTGAAGTGGTACGCCGGGGTCGCCACGCTCTCGAAGAGCGCCTTGATCGCCTCCAGGATCTGCCACTTCACCGGGTCGCCGTCGTTCGGGTAGACCATCAGTGGTCCTCCTCGATGCGGGCTTCCAGGGTGTAGCTGCCGTACCCCTTCTGAACCAGCCTGTACGGCCCCACAAGGCGACCGACGACCGTAGACGTCACCGAAGCCCTGGGAGTGCTCAGGGTCGGCCCCTGCGGTCCTGTGGGCGGTGTGTAGAAGACCTGCGGGCTCGCCTGGGTGTTCTTGATCAGGATGCGAAAGGCCGCCGCGTCCGCCTCGTTGGCGTCAGGCCAGCGGACGCGGAAGACTCGGTAGGGCTGCGAGGGGCTGACGTACTGGCCGCTCCAGTTGTCCGGACACGACGTCTCACCGCCGACGACGAAGTTCTCGTCGAAGGACATCTCCATCGGTGAGCAGAGAGCGGAGGTGAGGTTGATCATCGCTTGAACCCCACAGACGTGATGGCCTTGCGGGTGGCGTTCACCATACGCTTCCGGCGGTCCTCGACGATCTTCGGGTTGCGGCGAATCGTGTCGCCGAACTTGAATCTGGGAGGGATCTTGACCTTGTTCACGAGCACGAAGAGGTACTCGAACGGGTCGCCAGTCTTCTTGCCACGGCTCTTCAGGCGGCGGACCAGAGTCTTGCCCGTGGACGGGCTTCTCCAGTACGTCGCGCCACCGGCGAGGGCCTCCTCGACAGTGGAGAAGCGGCGTCGACCTGTCGGCGTGATGTTGTCACCCAGCGGGACGAAGATCCGGCCCGTGTAGACCTTGCCGAACTCGTTGTCCACAGCGCGGGGGTCTCCCGTGCCCCGGCCCGCCTCGATGACCATGCCGCCCTTGTCGGCGATCGGGATGGCCTTGATCGAGCGGCTGAGCTTGCCCGTCCTGCGGTACAGGAAGGTGCGGCCCTTGTCCTCGTTCTCGTAGCCCGGATACACGCCGAACCGCTCCTTCCTGATGAAGTCCACGACGAACTTCGCGTGGCGCTTCAGGCCGAGCTGCATCTCCTTCGGGAGCCGCGTCTTCAGCTTCCGGACGGCGACGATGGTGGGCTGTCCGAAGAAGAACTTGTCGGGGGCTGCCACTAGATCGGCTGCCTGCGGATCGCGTCGAGGACCGAGGTGACCGAGTGCAGAAGCTTGTACTGCGACATGAACTGCGTCGAGTTCCCGGCGATCGACTTGACGTTGCCACCGAGGGAGTCGCGGCGCTGGATCAAGTAGCGAACCTGCGACGAGCACGCGCGAGCCAGCTCCGGGTAGGCCGCCTCCATGCCAGCCGCGTCGTCGGCCAAGCCGCCGGAGTACGTGACCTCGACGTACGCCGTGGTCGGGTACATCCGTCGGCTGAACTTGATCGCACCCGCCTCACGGCGCACGACGTAGTCGCGACTGTCGATCTGCGTCACGGACGACAAGTCATCCGGATGCTGCGCGATCTTCAGCGACGTGATGCCAGGCGAAGCCGGGATCGGCCTCGCGTCTAGCGTCAGTATCCGCTTGCCGTGGCGCAGCTCGTACACCTCGGTCCTCACGCCGATCAGCGTGTGGAAGCCAAGGTAGCGCGTCATCATTGCCGAGACATCAGTGATCCCACGGCTGATCGCCGCGTCGTTCGCTGTTGTCACCGAAGTCGCGTCGATCTCTGCCTTGACCGTAGCCAAGGTGCAGAAATCGACGGACTCGAAGGTGGTGGTCTCGACGGCAGTCACGGCGTTCGCCTACAGGGTATCGTAGTCGTCCGCGTCGGCGCTGGAGTCAGCCTCCGGCTCGACCGAAGCGGCTTCCTCCGGCTTCGCGGGGGCGGGGTCGCCGCCACCCACCGGGTAGAAGTTCGCCCAGCCCTGCTCCACCGCCTCGTGAGTCTCGTCCACGAGGTCGCCGTGCTTCAGGGTGGTGCCGTCTCCGAGCTTGATCGGGATCTGACCCCGGTACATGAACTTCGCCATCAGTCTTCCTCCAGGTTGGACAGGCGCTTCTTGATGTCTTCCGACTCCCTCTTCAGCGAGGCGTTCTGCTTCTTGAGCACCTCGTTCTGCTTCTTCAGCTCGTTGATCGTGTCCTCCAGCTCCTTGCTGGGACGACCGACCGGCGGGAACTCACCAGCCTCGCCGCCGTCGCGCTGCTTCGCGTTCCAGACGTCGATCTCGCGGCTGAACCGCTGCGGGGTGACCGCGACCTTGGCGCCCTTCGGCAGGCCCTTCAGCTCTTCGAGCTTGAACTCCTGGCCCTTGAGCTTCTCGCGGATGAGCGGGTGGTCGATGCAGATGACGTCGCCGGGCTCTGCCCAGGTCTCCATCCTGCCGTTCGTCAGCGGAAGGTGAACGTAGCGACGCTCCTTCACGCGGTAGTAGACGGTGTCGTTCTCGGTCATGGTTGCTTGCATGGCTCTTCTTCTTCGGTTGGGAGAGTAGGCCCCCGCCGAAGCGGGAGCCTCTGTGGATCAGCCTAGTAGGGGTAGCCCGACTTGGCCTTGCTGGTGATCTGGAACGAAAGATCCTGATCGACGATGGTCCCACGACGGGCCTTCGAGAGCACGGCGTGCGCGCAGATCAAAAGGGTCCCGTTCGTGTCGTTGTCGACCGTAGTCCGGATGACTCCAGGGTGCTGTCGCAGGTCGATCTCTCCATACCGGGTTCCGGTGAAGCTCTGAGCCTGAGAGAACCCAGCAGTGACGCCTGATCCGCCAGCGACCATGTTGGCGCTGTCGTCCTCGATCACCGAGTAGGTCCCGCCGATGGTCTGAGCGGCCTCCAGCGTAACCGTCGAAGTCCCGGTCGACCCGGAAGCCGCGTCGACCTCGAAGACGACGTACATCCAGTCGTACCCACGGCAGTCGACATCTGCGGTGACCGCAGTATTGCCGGTGCCGAGGGAACGGATGGGGATAAGGGTCACGACCTTACCCTGCTCGCTGAAGGTGCCGGTCATGGCCTAGTACGCGGCCTTGGCCTTCGTCGTGATCTGGAACTCCAGGGCGCTCGAAAGCGGGACGCTCTGAAGGCCGTTGTCGGCGCCGGAGAGGATCACCACAGCCGACATCGCCGAGGAGCCGCCCGTCCCGTTCGTGAGGTCGAACTGAAGCCAGTTGTCGAACTGGTCCAGGTCGATCTCAGCGTAGTAGAGCGTGTCGTCGGTCACACCCGGAAGGGTCATCGTAGCCGTGACGTTCGAGGAGGCCCCGCCCGTCAGGTTCGACGTGTCATCCGTGATCAGCGTGTAGCTCCCGCCGGAAGCCGGGGCCGAGCTGACCGTCAGCGTGCCGTCGGCAGTCGTGGTGTTCGTGCCAACGGAGACGATGATGTACATCCAGCGGAAGCCGGTGCAGTCGACGTCGGAAGTCGAGATGGTCTGCCCAGTCGTGTAGGTCGCGGGCGGCAGCGCCTCGACGACCTTCACGCCGGAAGAGAGGTTGTTTTTGATGGTCATGTGTCTTGTCTCCTGCGCCTAGAAGGCGGCGATGCTCGCCATGTTCTCGGCGACGACGAAGGCTTCCGGGTAACGGACGCCGTAGTCGATGTCCGTGTACGCGACGATGTGGGTCTGGCGACGACGCATCGCGTCACCGGCCACGTTCGACGCTTCGAGCTTCATGCCCCCCCACTGGGCGAAGAACATATGCTTCCACACGCCGAGGATGACCTCGGGAGAGGCGCCACCCTGAAGGGTGCCGGTCTCGACGTAGTTGCGGTTCACGATCCGACCCGTGTCGGCGGACGTGAAGACCTTGCGGCTGATCTCCAGGTTCTGAGCCGAAGCACCGGGAGTGGTGTTCGAGCTGGTCATCTGCTGAAGCATCCGCACGAACTGGTGCGGAACGACCCACGTCGGCTCACCGCCGTCCTCGTAGATCTTCGCGTCGGCGAGGACGCCGTCGGTCTTGATCAGCTCGTTGTAGACCTCGCTGGCCCCCATCGTGATGGAGGTCCAGTCGTGCGTCCCGACACCCGTGGTGTTCAGGATGCCGATGGGCTGGCCGCCCGAGCCGGTGCCGGTGAGCGCCCACTGGTTGTAGGTGCGCGAGATGCCGTCCACGATGATCTCGCGGATGATGTTCTCGGCGCCAACGCCCATCTGGAGGAAGCGCCGAGACGAGACCAAGTAGGTCTGACACGTCTTCGGCGTCATCTGCATCATGTTGAACGTGATGTTCTGATCCGGCGTGCCCTGGTTCTCGGCGACCGCCTCGGGGGTCGGCTCGCTGACGACCATCGGGATATCGACCGGGCTGCCGGTCGCCTGCATCCGCGTCATGCCCAGCTTGTCCGCGATGATGCGGTTCTGGAGCAGCGGGATGATCATCTCGTTGTGGACCTCGTTCGGAACGAGGAAGCCGCCGAGGTCGTCCGGAGTCGTGGCCTGCGGGTCGGCGTACTGCTTCTGTCGCAGTTCCTCCGACATCTCGAACTCCATCGGCGCGTACCGCTCGATGTCACCGGCGGCGATGCCAGCGAAGACCTTCGCGAACGAGTAGGACTCGCCCTTGTGCTTGGCCTCGGACGAGCCAGGGAGGTCGTGATCGTTCTGGGAGTCCTCCAGCACGACCATCTTCTCTTCGATGGCGGCCATGCGCTCCGTGAGGGGCGTAGTCGCAGCCTGAACGGCGCCAGAGACGGTCTCGCTGATGTTAGCGAGGAACTTCTCTTCCGCCTCTGCCGCGCGCTTCTCTTTGTCGGTTTGAGTCATTGGTTTGTGTCCCCTGGCGTGGCAGAGGGTCAGTTGTCTTCGGGGCTGCGCCCCGCTTCAAGGATCTCGGTCAGTCGCTCAAGCGAAAGACCGAACACGGTCTCGTCCCCGTCGTCGTCGCCGTCACCGGCGTCGTCGGAGTCGAGTCGTTCGGTGAGCTGCTGGACTTGCTCCTCCAGCTTGGTGATGCGGTCGCGGGCCGCTTTGTCGGTGGCATTCCACACATGGGTCACGGCGTCGAACACGCCGACGTTGCCCAGAGCTACCGCCGCAGGACCGCCGGTGGCGGGCTCGACCGCGCCTTCCTCGCCCTTCGCAAGCCAGGTGCGCAGCGCGTGGAAGGACTTCGTCGAGGGGGTCTTCAGGATCGTCTCGCGCACACAGGCGACGGACTCCTCGGTGAACCGCTCGGCGTTCTCAGCCAGCCACCCGTCGAAGCTCGCACGGCCCTCGTCGGTGTAGATCACACCGGCGCGGGGGTCGCGGCCAAGGGAGACGACGCTGTACTCGACGAGGTCCATCTGCTCGAAGATCGCCGAGAACTTGCCGAGACCCCACTTCTTCGCCTCCTCCTTCGTCGGCTCGCGCATCTTCTTGATGTTGAATCCGACCGAGCCGCAGTTCAGGAAGCCAGCGCCGACCATCGACTCCACGAGGTCCGCCTGGTCCGAGAGTCCCTGCGGCGCGAACTCGACCTGGCCGAGCATCGCCTTCAAGCCCTCGTAGTCACGGTTGCGCTGCACCGTGAGACCGCGACCGACCGGGGCGCTGTCAGAGTCGTGGCCGAAGAGGATCGGGCTGTTGCGTGCGCGGAACTGCTTCAGGTCCCAGCCGTTCGCGAGCGGCACGTCCTTGAACGAGCCGATCGGCGACTCGGTGACGAAGACGTAGCGATACACGCGGTCGCGGACAGCCTTCGGCTTCTCCGCTGTGCCCCAGGTCTCGAAGCCCTGGGTGTCCTCGCGCATCTTGATGAAGTCGCCGGGAGCGACGTTCTCTTCCAGCAGCACATCCTCGGTGAGGTCGCCCTGCTCGAACATCTTCTGAAGGTCTGTGAAGTTCATTCGCTCTTGGCCTCGGCCTCGATTTTCTTGAGCAGTGCCAGCATCTGCTGGACGGTCTTCTTCTTGTCGCCGGGCCCCTTCTCTTCGGAGCCCTCCGGCTGCGCAGGCGCCTGACCGTAGGTCTCGCCCGTGTCCATGTCGGTCATGCCCTGACCAGCCCAGTGCTTCTCACCGGAGTCCTTCAGGCCGACCTTCGTTCCCAGCATCTCCAGTGCCTCGTTGAACGAGACGCCGATGCCAGACTGTGCGATCTCGCGGGCGAGCGTCAGCTCGTTGATGTAGTCCTCCTGAAGGACCTCGATCTGCGAGTGGTCGAAGTGGGCGACCGCCTTGGAACCGCGCCACACACCAGCAAGGCGGGGCAGCATGAGGTTCGTGATGACGTCGGAGGTCTGTGTGCCGAGCGCGATCACGCCGTTCGTCCCGCGCCAGAACTCCAGGAACGCCGTGCGGACGTTCTCGTAGGTCGCGTTCTCGAAGATGCCGACGACCGGCTCCGGCGTACCCATCGCGGTGAGGATCGCCGAGGTCATCCCCTTCCACAGCTTCTCGTACTCGAAGTCCTTCGGCGTGAAGCTCGACGGGACGAACTTCGCTCCACGGTCCACGACCTTGACGCGTCCGGCGTTCTCGACGCGGAACTCGTCGTCGACCTCTTCCTGCCTGCGCTCAAGCTCCGAGGGAGCGAGCGCCTCCTCGAAGATCAGCATCCCCGAGGGCGCCCCACCGTTACGCAGCGAGGCGTCGATGTAGCGCATGATCTGGTGCTGGATGTCGATGGGGCGGATCGCCGCCTCCGCGTCACCAAGCCCGCGAGTCTGGTCCTCCGGGTCACCGTCGAGGAACGGGATGACCGAGTACCAGGGGAACTTCGCCGACTCGCCCTTCGTGCTGCCCTTGCCCACCGTGTAGCGGTAGTTCTTCGGCCAGCCGTCGGGTCCGCGCTCCATCTTCACCTTGCTGCCGCTGACCTGGATGATCTGCTTCGGCACGCGAGTGAGGACGCCAGTTCGGTCGGAGCCAGCGAGCGGGCCACCACTCTGACCAGCCAAGAACCAGTAGCTCTCGCCGTCGAGCTTCATCGACCGCGTGTGGGCCTGCCAGAGCTGACGCTCCGTCTGCCGCTTGTTCGGTCGACGGATGAGCGCCATCAGCGGGTGCTCTTCGACCAGAGTGGCGTCGGCCTTTGTCGGGTCGTCGCTCCACATCCCGAAGCTCAGGCGGGCGATGCCGGAGGCGAACGCCTTGACCGCAGCCCGCACGAAGACGTTCTCGCTGAACGGGCTCGTGACGTGCTCCTGACCGGCAAGCTCGTACTGGAGCCTCGCGAAGTTCAGGAACGAGTCGTGGTACTGCTTCTCCGCGCCGCCGGGGCCGAAGAACCGGCCATGACCGTCGCTCAGCTCACCATCCGTTCCGAGTAGACGAAGGGTGGGCACGCCACCGCCCGAGAACGATTCGCTAGGGCGTTCCTTGAACAGGAATTCGGCTGATTCGGCGGTTGTGGTGCCCACAACCGGCAGGGTAGGTCAATGCGCGCTACACAATCTACCGTTGTGCACCCGCTACGAGTTCGCAATCTGACCCTGTGTATTGCCAGGACTCGACTTACGTCAGGTGGGAAATTGTCCCCCAACTGGGGGCCAGGCGACTCACCCTCAGCAGCGGTACATCTGGTTCGCCTGCTGTCGCTCAGACCGCGTCAGGAGCCCCTGTGCGTCGAGCGCCATCACGATGTGCTTCGTAGCCCGGTTGACCAGCTCCATGCGCATCCCGGGCTTCATGGCCTCGTAGGAGGGGCTTTGGACGCACAAGCGGGCGGGCATCAGCGGCCCGGCAGGGTTCTCGCTGAAGTGGTAGGTCTTCCCGCCACGCCGGATCGACACCTCAAGCAGATCCCTCATCGAACCTCGAACCTCTTCCACTGGCGCCTGCTGCGGGTTGGCCTCGTGATTGCCCTCTCGCCCATGCCCTTGTCCCCGATCATCGGCAGGTCGTTCGAGAGGACAGGGCCGCCGGTCGACCAGATGATCTTGCTGTCCCCGGTCGGAACGCAAGCCAGGACGAATGAGTCGGCGTAGTCAGGCGAGTGCCCGTGCCGCTCGATGACCTTCTTCTTCGGCTCCAACTTGATCGTGTCGAACTCACGCTCGTACAGCGTCCACGGAAGCTGCTCCCAGTAGTGTGCGAACCGCTCCTCTCGCGGGACGTGGTAGACGCCCTCCTGCAAGCCCATGCGCGCGTGCCAGTACATCCCCGCACGCTGGTTGACCATCTTCATGTTCGCGCTGACCAGCTCCATCGGGTCGCCGCGATAGGAGCTACCGAAGTCGACACGGTCGGTCTCGACGTCAAGCTCATGCAGGATGTCGCACACGCCAGGCAGACCAGTCTGGTCGATGGACAGTCGCTGGCCGACAATGGCACCACCATCCCATGATTCGGGGAACTCCTGCGCAACCTCACGGCCCCAGTGCTGCACAAGTTGCGAGATCTTCCGAGCGCAGTTGACCTGCATCGCCTTGTCGTCGCGCGGGCTCCTCCAACTGTAGGTCGAGCACACGATGCCGTCGACCATCAGCGTCGCAACGCTGGGGTCGCCACCGAAGCCCAGGTCAACGCCGACACGCGGGCCGATAGCGTGCCGCGACGACCTGTCCATGTATCGCTCACCGCTGACGATCAAGGCGGTCAGCGGGATGACCTGCGCAGCCATCGCGTCTTCGCTGAACAGGCCGCGCCAGTCAGACAGGAAGATCGGGTCCTGGCTCTGGTTCTTCCGCTTGGCGATCTGGCGCTCCTCGTGACCGACGAGCCATCCAGGGACGGTGTAGATCTCGTCGAACATCGCGATCTGATCCTCGTTCTCGCCGGGGAACTCAGAGTGCGGGATCGAGTTCAGGTTGATCGTGTGCGCCTTGCTCTCGATGTTGCGCAGGTGGTTCGGGTAGGTGTGGTCCTCGAACAGCGACTGCGCCGGGTTGCCGATGAACAGGATGCGAGCGCCGGGCTTCGACAGCGTGCCCTCCAGGACACGGAAGACTTCGTCGCTGATGCCCTCCGGCTCGTCCACAACGATCAGCACCTCGTCCGCCTCCTTGCCGCCCTCGTCGATGATCTGCTGGATCATCTGAACGTCGACCTCGGTCAGCTCGTCTTGGTCAGGGTCACCGGGGCAGTCAACGCCAGCGTGGAATCCGCGCACGCGATCGGGGTCGCCAGCCGGGATGCCGAGGATGTAGTGACTCGCGTCATCCGGAAGCTTCAGCTTCAAGCTGAGTAGCTCGCCTTCGAGTTTCTGCTTCGCGCCGTGGAACCTCTTACTCACCTCGGAGAAGAGGATGACCTGAAGCTGCCGCATCGAAGGCGCCAGGCACAGCACGCGAGAGAAGCGCGTGTAGAAGAACGCGAGCATCAGCTCGGAGGCGACGTGGTCCTTGCCCGTTCCACGGGAGGAGTAGGCGCAGGTCACCTTGTTCTTGAAGACCGACTCGACGATCGCTCGCTGACCCTCCCACAGAGCGACCTTGCCCTTCCACGTCCGCTTGCCGAGCACGTCGCCGATGAAGTCGAGCGGGCGGTCCCTGTACTCCGGGTACAGGTAGGAGGTGCTGGCGCCAGAACCGATGGGGGAGGTCTGGTCGATCTGGGCCAGCTTGTCGCCAATCCACTCCCAGGTCTTGCTGTCGTCCACTACCCCTCGGGCTCGATCTCTCTAGGGCCTACCTGCTCCGCGTTCTTCGGGAACAGGTTGAGCAGCTCAGCATACGCCTTCTGGGCTCGCTCTCGCGGCAGGTAGTCCCTGAGAATGCGGGCGAACCCATCCATCAGCTTCTCCACAGCCGAGGCGCTGAGCGCGTTGATCCGCGCGCTCTTCAGCTTCTCGTACTCCTCGACGCGCTTGAGCGTGCGTTCGACCACGTCCATGAACTCGACCTCGGCGTCCATGTCCACGAGGCCCTCCGCAGAGAGGGCTTGGATGCGAGTCAGGCATCCAGAGAGGAGCGGCCCGTGCTTGGAGCGGTCCTTGCCCTCCAGCTCATCGGCCACCATTTCTGAGAGGTGCTCGTCGGCCTCACGAGCGAGGGAGGCCATCTCTGAGCGAAACGAGCGCCCGTCATTCTTTGCCAGGCGCTTCGCGGCTCGCCTCGCGATTACCGAGAGCACCTTGTTGTGAGCGAGGATGTCGGGCTGATCCGGAACGTCATCCAGTTCGTCGCCGAAGTCCCCGTAGATTCCCTTCCGAGTCATTGCCTCGACTCCGACCGGGTGCCCCACCGCACCGACTTCGCCGTGCACGAACCAGGGCCGTTCTTGTAGATGACGCAGACCCCGCGACCGCGAGGCATCTTCCCGTGGAAGGTCTCGCAGAGCAGTTGCCCGAGCGGGCGGTTCTTACCGCCGATGTTGAAATACAGGTAGCCCGCCCCGTGAACGGTTGGCTTCAACTCCTTGCCGTAGATGCCGAGCACCTTCCCGCTGCTGGAGATGCTGTACCTGGGGTCACTCGGGATCGGTTGAAACTGGGACATCGGCCACTCCTTTGTAGGACTCCCCGTTGACGATTCGACGGATGGTCCTTCTGGACACACCGTAAGCCCTCGCAATATCTGTGGTGGATTCTCCCGCGTCAATCCTTTTTCTGACCCACAGGATCTGATCGGGGGTCAGCTTGCCTGGGCGACCCACCTGTCCGCTGCCGGACGGGATGTCACGGCAGATCCAGTGGACCGACCCGACCGGCATCCCAAGGCGACGAGCGATGTCGCCAGCCGTCGGGCCACCCTTCTTCCCGTAGGCTTTGCGGATCTCCCTGCACGTCTCCTCGCTGTACTTTCTCGGTCGAGCCATCGAGCCTAGCTCCAGTAAGACAGGCCGCCCATTTCCCACGGACTGCTCCGCCCGGAGAACCGCGCCCACACCAGAGAGTTCGCGCCGTAGTCGGCGAGGCTCTGCATATGAACGAAGTCGGGCATATGGAAGAAAGAAATCCCATCCCGCGCGGGGCCGACCTTGATGTCGAAATTCAGCATCCTCATGGCCCCATATTCGTCGCACAGGCGACGATATTTTCCAACCACAAAGATTCTTAGATCAGCCCTCGTCATCCACGAGCGCCCACTCGAAAACGCCCGTTCTGGCGAGGTCATCCATCACCTCCTCAGCCAGCCAGTGCGTCAGGCCAAAGCGCCTCATGACTGCCTCCACAGTCATGCCGATCTCGTCCAGCTCGACCGCGTCGCCGACCTCCACAGTCAAGCGCGCGATGTCTGACTCTCCGGACAGCCCTTTCATAAACGATCCCTCGGCTTGTGCTCACTTAGGTACTTCAACGCGCTACCCAGTGTAGGCGTTACGGGGGTTGTCGGAGAACCACGACTGCCCGCTTTCGAGCTTGTCCAAGTCGTAGTTCGACGCATCTCCAAGGATCAGGTCCGTCCAGGGCGTCTGCTCCGTGGAAGACCACTCGGGGTGGCCGATGACTGCGAGCTGGCTGTTGTCGGATTCGAGGCGCTCGATCAGTCGATACAGCACGTTGTCGAGCGGCCCCCACTTGAGCACGCGCTGCGCGTGAGTGAGGCCGAGGTAGACCCGCGCCAGCTCGAACGTCTTGTAGACGACCGGGCGCGCACCGTCCCAACTAACGAAGCCGCCGCTGGAGTTGTAGACCGCGCGACCGGGGATCGAGTGGTTCCAGCTCTCGTCGATCACCTTGTGCTTCCACTTCGACGACACAGTCCCGTGCTCGTTCAGGTAGTTGATCGCGTACAGCGCCCGATCGTCCTGATCGAAGCAGTAGACCGCGAGCTTCGCCAGGAGCATCAGGTCTGCCTTGAACTCCTCGAAACCACACTCGATGGCGGCGACGAGCGCGCGGAAGGCTCCGTCAATCTCCCGTCCGAGGATCGGAGAGCCGGTCCCACGCGGGGTGTTCCCCATGATGCCGTGCGCGCTCCACATCAGCGCGTCCCTCTTCGTGTCGCGCACGTTCGGCAGGTCCCAGCTCGCGCGAACGTCCTGGGCGTAGCACCAAGACATGAAGCGACAGAAGGCGTTCCCGTGCTTCGCCGCGTAGCCCGTCGGCAGCACGGCGCGGTTCATGTGGGAGTGGTCCGCAGGCCGCACTCCAGTCGGGTGCTTCAGCACGAAGGGCTCCGGCGCCACGTTGCGAGAACGGTCCAGGCCCTTGTGCTGCTCGCCCCAGTCGTAGGGGCGGATCTGACCAGCTACCAGCGCATCCCAGTCCAGGCGTGCGACCGGCATCCGCTCTGCCCAGGCACGGGCAATCGTGTGGCAAGTCCGCAGGCCAGCGCGGCAGCCGACCGCCCACTCGCTCTCCATGTAGATGCCCGCGCCGCCGGGGGCGTTCGCGTCGTTCGGAGCCTGGTAGGCGCCCTCGTACTTCTCCGCGTTGCGGCGACCGTTCTCCGTCGCCGTCTGCGGATTCGGTGCCGCATCCCAGCCGCCAGTGCCGAACGTGGCGATCGAGCCGTTCCGGTAGACCTCAGCCTTCATCGTCAGACCGTCGAACGTCAGCATAGCGCCCACGTCGTCCACACGCTCCACGGTCACCCCCTCCATGCCCGTGTCCCCAGGGGGCCTCGTGGGCGGGCGCGTGGGCGGCTCAGGGTCGATCACCGGCGGGCGCGTCGGCGGCTCCACGGGCACGCCGTCGTCGTCCATGCCGAGCCGCGTCTCCCTGGCGATCCGCTCGATCTGAAGCAGGTTGTCCTGGATCTCTTTGTTTGTGGTCATTTTCTTTTCCGTAGGAGTATTGGGTTGATGGCGGCGCCGGTCGTGCAGTTGTCGATGGCTCGGTAGTTGTCGGTGACGCTCGCGTGCGTCGTCCAGAAGACGTGACCACAGTCGTGGCAGCGGACCTCATGCTTCCAGCGCGGGGTGTTCGCCTGGCGTGTCATCTTAGGCGGCGTCGATGTCTTGCGCACGCATTCGATGATTCTGCGCTTGCCCCACATGCCGCGCTGGCACTTGCGGCACTTCAGGGTCAGGGCTTGGCTGCCCATCACACGCCGGGCCTGCGCGGCGGCTTGCCGGTGGTGGGATCGAGCAGCCACTCGACGCGGAGGTTCGGGCGCTCTTCAAGGATACCGTCGTAGAGGAGCCTCCATACGCGCCCGCAAGTGTCGAGCATGAAGCACGGGTGTCCCTTCACGGTCCACGCCTTCACGGGCTCCCCCGTCTCGGCATCGACAACGCGGAACAGGGGCTTGGGGGCGGGGTCAGGCATGGGATCGTATCCCCCGGTAGAGGCGGTGGGTGAGGCGGGCGGCGCCGCTGGCGATTTCCGCGACCCCGAGGGAGGCGAATAGCACGGGCACGACGACCAGTAGAAGTGGTGACGCCAGGTAGCAGAGCGCCCTCTGGCCTGGGGTGAGGTCTTCCCATTCAGGCATCGGGGGTCTCCAGCCCGCAGGCTCGGTCAATGGCTGCTTCGATGGGCGAGCGTGCTCGACGCCGCCGGGCGATGGCCGCGCGTGCTTCCCGCAGACGCCGAGCCCTTCGGTTGCGCTCCTCCTGGACGGCCTTCGCGGAGTGGCAGGCGCAACGGCACGGGTTCTTGAGGCTCCGCGCGTCGGCGCAGCTCCTCGCTCTTCCAGTGCCGTGGATGTCGCAGACGCAGCGGAAGAGGTTGCGCTCAGGCATCTCCTCCCCCCTCGGTGATGATGTGCGTTGGCTGCGTGCTGCTCGGGGGGTAATCGGTGATCTCCCACATTCCGTAGGGGTCCACGGCAACGGCGATGCGCACTTTGACGGTGCGGGGCTTCTCAGTGTCAGTCATCAGTCGTGCTTCGGGTCGGGGCGTTCTTCATTCGTTGAGTTGTTCCAGCGGCGCCGTCGTCGCTTGAGATGCGGGTCGTTCTTCTCCGGGTGGCAGGTGGCGCACTTCGTCGCGCCGCAGTCCAGGTGCGAGCGGCTTCGTCCTACGCCCTTCGTGCGTCGCGTGCGTGGCTGGCCGAACACCGCCTCCATCCACTCCAGGCGCCGACCGCACAAATCCCGCCACTGCTTCCAGCGACGCTTCATCACGGACTCCGTGCGCCTCCTCCGCTCTCCTCGCTCAGTCACTTCCACTTCCTCCTTCGTTGGGTAGGCACGCGGCGAGCTTGCAGTCGGGGGCGTGCTTGGGGCTGCGGTCGAGCTTGTTCCCTCCGCAGGACGGGCAGTAGTGCTCGGCAAACTCGGCGTCGTAGTTGCCCCACTCCACCTCCCGCAGCACCTCGCGGGCGGCGGCGAGCTTGGCCTCCAGGGCCGCTGCGTGCCAGGCGAGTTCTTCGAGGTCGCACTCTTCTAGCGCTCTAGCTCTGGCGCGGCCCTCGAACGCCAGCTTGTCCTTCAGCAGCTCACTCCCCATCGTTCTCCTCCTGCACCTGGGGGGTGCGGGCCACGAGGAGTCCCCGCCACTCCAGACCGTACCCGTGGATGCACCAGCATTCGTAGCCGATGGCCCACGCCTCGCGCTCGCCCTCGGGGATGTAGTCCGGGACCACGATTGCGCCGCCCGGACCACTCGCAGCATGCAGGCCAACACCCTCGCAGTCGTCCTGGTAGGCTTCCATGAAGCCGCGCTCGTAGGGCGCCTCGGCGATCACGAGCACGAACTTCGTGGGCTCGCCGCGCCCGCCCATGTGCTCGACATGGACGGCCCACGCTGCTGCGAACGAGTCGTAGACGACGGTGCTCGTTGGCCAAGACACAACACACTTGCGGTTCGGGAAGACGGCGACGTGAGCGCATACTTCGCCGCCACGAACCATGTCGTAGAAGATCACGGCTTCTCCTGCGGTACGTACACCATCTTCGACTTGATCGCCGCCAGCTTGTCGCCGAGGATGCGCCCGGCCTTGATCTGCTCGCCCGAGGTCGGTGAGGAGTCCCACCAGAAGTCCAGGTACTCGTCCACGGCATCGACCAACTCGATCAGGCGGTTCGACTCTTGCTGGAATGCCTTGCGGGCCTCTGCGAGCGGAGAGCGCTGCCCCTCCTCCCGCCCCAGGGCGTCGAGCACGTCGTCGGCGTCGAGCCAGTTGCCTTCGGGGTCGGGCTCTACCAGGTGCCCAGCCTCCTCATCTGTGGTCCGGATGCTGTACCTCGGCAGCCCCCGCACGCGCTCCACGGCGTCGCGCATCTCCAAGTTGATACCGGCAAGTGCGTCGGCCCGTGCCCTCTGCCGCCGCGAAGCGCTCTCCAGCTCCGCTACCCGCTCGCGGAGGGCGTCGCGCTCGTCGCGCATCTCAAGCAGCATATCGCGCCCCCGCGTGTCGCGGTGCAGCTCGCACCAGTTGACGACCCTGCCACCGATGACGGTGCAGCCGCAGGCGAGGGCCTGGTTGAGGATGATCGGCTTGCTCATCGGGCTCTGTTCCTCCTACTCGGCGTCGGCTCCTCGTCGATGTCAGCGAGCCCCAGGAACTTCATGTCGTGCTCCTTGCAGTAGCGTAGGAATGCCGCTCCGTGTAGCTCGCCGGGCTTCATCTCGATTCCGTGACCGACGGTGCCGCCTTTCCACGAACCCTTGCGCCTTCCAGTTTCGCCGGAGAACTTGATCTCCAGGGTGCGTTGGATGCGAGGCTTGCAAAGCGATGACAGCCATCGAAACCAACCCGTACCTCGACGCCACTCGCGCTCCTCGATGTAGGTGCGCGCCGTGAGGCGCTCGCCGTCGAAGTCCTCGAAGAGGAATGTGTGCCCTGGGCAGTCTTCAAGCAAACGCAGCCACTCAAGGATGGGGTCGCTGCCACGGGTGGCCAGGTGATTGCCACAGTGGTCGTAGAGGCTCTCCCGAACGTGCCTCCAGGCCGTCCACGGGATCTCCCAGCAGGCGGACTTCTCGATCTCGCCGTCGAAGGTCTGCACGCCGTAGCAGGAGTGCACGTATCCCTCCTGGATGTTCAAACCGTACTGCCTGCCGGGTTTGAACAGCCGTGGCAGTAGAACGAGCAGCGTTCGTCCGGCGACGTGGACCCGGAAGTGCGGCTCATCCTCGTCGGGGCCACCCGTGTCCAGGCAGAATCCGAACGGCGCGTAGCGGTCCCGTGCATAGGTGAACGGGCCGAAATTCTTGTCGTTGTCGCTCCAGCGCATCATCGTTCTCCCTCGAAGACGTGCCACACCAGGCCGCTGCGCATCTGCACGGTTCCGATATATCCACTCGGGTCAAGGCACTGCCTGCCTCCAGTCGGGTGGACCTCAATCGTGCGTTCGCTGGCATCAATGGACGTGTCGACGTGCGCCCACAGCACCAGATCGCCCGCCTGCTCGCCGACCGAGAGGATCGTGGCTGCGCTGGGCATCTCGACCGTGTTCATCCCCGGTTCCAAGGGGTACTTGTGGATGGTTCTCATGGGCTACCTCGTCACCCGCTCGATGGCGGAAAGTTCAGGGGTCAGTGCGGCGGCCAGCTCGTCGAAGGCCGCGCCGACGGACGACATGAAGAAGGGCAGGAGCAGCAAGGACAGGACGACCAGCGCGATGAGCTTGCTCGCAGCGGCGTCGCTCTCGCCCATCTCGTCCTCCCCTCGGAGCTTCCTGATCATCCGAAAGGCTGCGCGCAGGAAGGCGATGTAGAGCGCGGCGAAGATGCCCGAGAAGAGCAGCTCTGCCCCGAACGAGACCCAGTGCCGAGTGGCGACCTGCTCGACGATGCCCGGCGCCTGCGCCGTGGCGAAGGCGATGCCGCGCTCCAAGAGGTCGCGGAAGTAGGGGAAGATGTCGTTCATAGCACCCGCCCCTCCGCCCACGCCTGTGCCTGCGTCAGCGACTTCTCCACACGGCGCGCAGCGTTGCGCAAGACCACCTGATGACGGTCGCGGCTCGTGCCCTCCTTCGCCTTCGGGCAAGTGCGAAGACCGTGCGCCACAGCCTCCACATCGGACGGCGTGCCGCGCCAGGACGTGCCGAGATTCGTGAAGGACGTTCGGTCGCAGCGACCAAGCGCGGCAAGGGCCACAGGGCAGTCCAAGAAGGCACGGGCGCGGTGACTGAGCGAGAAACGGACGGAGATCGGGGTGTTCAGTGTCATTGGGTCGGTTGGGTAGAAGGGATGCGTTAGTAGTCGTTCGGATCGTATCCGCAAGCGGGGCAGGCGTCCTCGTCGGGGACCCAGGGCTCGTCTACGCAGCCGCACTGCCACAGGCCCTCGTACTTCTCCAGGTAGTCCAGCACCTCGCCGAAGACCCGGCGACGAACGCCGGTCACGATCTTGGAGTCGATCAGCTTGTCGTCGTTCGGTCGACGCGAGAGATCAAGCTGGGAAAGCCGGTCAGACTCCACGGCCTCACGATGGCGGAGGCGGACCCACACAAGCGGCGGCTTCACTGGCGGGGCTCCTCGTCGTTCAAGTCGACATAGCCAAGGTAGACCAGATCGCAGATCGCGTCCCAGAACTCGCGCGTGATCGAGAGCGGGTCACTTTCGAGCGATCCTTGATCCGCTGCGTGAGCTGGCCGCGCTTCCGTTGGGGCATCAGACGGACTCCTCCTCGACCTGGGGGCGGTAGCGCTCGAACGCCTGCCCGAACTGCTTGCGGAAGAATGCGCGCTGCTCCTGCAAGGCGCGCAGCTTGGTGTGCAGCTTCTCCTCCTCACGACTGAAGTGACCCTCGATCGTCTCACGAGTGGGCAACAGGTCCGACTCGTACATCGGCGCGATCTCGTTCTCGCCCTTGCCCTCCTGGATGCTCTCGAACTTCAACGGGCTCTCGGAGTGCGGCTCGATGTAGGCCACACGGATCGTCGGGCGGTTCTTGAAGTCGTCGAAGCCGACGATGCAGCCAGGGTAGGTGTTGAAGCCGCTGTAGTCCTTGATCAACACGCGGACGGCGTCGCCCACACGGTAGGTGTCGATCTTCTTGGCCGTGCGGAGGTCGACCTCCAGCTTCACACCCTCGATCTCGACAGTGCGGCGGAATTCCTCGGGAATGGGGTTGCTCATGGCGTTTCAGGCGGGTTTTGGGTTTCTTGGAGCGTAACAGGGCCGATCGCGGCCACAGAGGGGATTTCGGGTTCTCTGTGGTGATATTTTCGGGAGAGGGGGGATTTTCTGTGGTGGGAAACGGCGTGGGAGGGTTTTTGTGGCACGAAAAAGACGCCCCCAAGAACCGGGGCTCAAGGGGGCGTCGGATCTTTGTGGTGAGAAGTTGA